TTATTGATTGGTTTCAAGTGGTTGCTCTGCCTCAGACTGTGCTTCTTTGCCTTGCTCCAGCAAAGCAGCAATGATTTTTTGATCGCGTAGCTTAACAGAATCATTGATAGTCTCTGCTGACCGTACAATAGCTGCTTCCAACTCCCGACGTTTCTGACGCCCTTCATCTATAGCTGCAATAATGCCATTATTTTGGGCAACCAAACTTTCTGCCAATTTGGTAACAGATGCTACTGAAAGGGTCGGATTCTGAGCTGTGCGTTCCATCATCGGGATGGCTTCTTTTGATGTATCCGCAAGCATTTGAAGGGCAGCATTATTAGCATTGACAATCGCATCTGCCGTCTGGCTAGACTTGATAGATTGTTGTAAGATGCCCAACTGTGCAATGGACAATTTCATTGTTGGAATAGTATTGCGACGTAACATCCCAAGGCGCTGTTTCATATCCGAAGAAACCTTGACCAGATTACGCATCTGCGGTGTCGTTGTCCACGCGACATACAAGCGACTCATATACTCAGAATGTTGTTGTTCGAGGATATTAGCAACCTCTGTTACACGTGCTAACTTCTCAGAAGCTACTTGATAATCGACTGTAGTCGGTACTAAAGTTGCGAGGTTTTCTTGTGCCAATTTTGCACGCTCTGCTGCTTCCTGACCAGTCGCTTCAATAAAGGCGATGACCCCCACCAAATTCTCGATAGACTTGGTATTATTTTCAATCAAAAGCTCTGCAGAAACAATATTGCGCTCCAACATCTCTTCCTGCTTGACCACACTGGCTGCCATGCTATCCATTTTCTTTTCAATGGTCTGCGAATCGAAATAAAATTCCTGCAAATCATTTTTTGTCTGCTTGAACAGGCGTTGGAAGAAACCTGGTTTCTTTTCTAATTCAGCAGTTGTGGAAATGTCCTTATACTTAGCCACAAAACCATTCAATTCACGGTTGGTATTGGCCAAAAGCTCATCCACCTGTGGAATTTCAATCTTCTTCTGTTCTGACAAAATGTGATTGACCGTGGCATTGACTTCTTCTACCGCTTCCTTACCAAAATCCAAGAGGGCATTTTGATTAGCTAAGAAATTATCCACCAATTGGGGAGCCTTGGCACGAATACCTGTTTGTTGTTCCGGTGTCAACTGTGCCAAGAAAGACACTTTTGAATTATCTCCAGTCGGAGTCGCTTGAATAAGCTCTGTTGTCTTATCTTTGGTTGATAAACTATTATTAGCAATCTGATCAATATCGAAATTAAATCCTGACATCTTCTCTATTCCTCTTCTCTTTTCATCATACGCAGACTGACTTCAAAATCTTTCATATCGGCTTCGTTAAATTGTTTGATGGTATCATCCAAATCCTTATCAAACATTTCCATGGCTGATTTTGCCTGCACCAGTCGTTCTTCTGCGTTAAAATAATCTTTCGGTGATTTTTTGATTTTCAAATAACCTTGTAAAATATCGTTAAACCGATTCATATTGGCCTCATGGATAGCTGTCAATTCTTCCCTCTTATCTGTCGCCTTTTCCAGCTTTTCAAGAATAACAAGATTGTCTCTTTGAATATTACAATAGGTTTCTAGAATTTCAGGAGCTAAATCCGCTATCATGCCTTGCTCATCCATCACAGCATTACCACCAGTAGAAACCTGTGTGTCAGTATTTTTTTCTGTTTTAGCTTCTGGCAGTTTTAAATGATATTTTAGTTGCAAGGTATCTACAACTTCTTTACTTTCATATCCATTCAGATATTTTCCAACTTTTTGATAGAGCTGATCTAATTCAAATAATTGTCCTAACAGTCTGTTTCTCAACTGTAACACAACCTTATCCTCACCCTTTTCCACCAAGAGCTCTTGATGCTTTTCATAGCCCGAACGAATAGATAGCGCTAATACCTGCAAGCGTTTTATATAATCTCTATTCAAAAAACGCTGGATAGCCTCTCTCTTGTAAAAATAGCCAATTAAGAGCCCAATGGGCAATAAGATATACCAGAAACTCATGACAAAACCGATTGCCAATAAAACAAGGAGGGCCACAAGTCCTGAATTATTTTTACCATATTTCTTATACTTTTTATATTTGTGCCCCATAGAGCCTCCTCATACGTGATATACTTTATTATATCACATTCCCCTAAAATACTAGAATGATAGCTAAAGAAAAAAACCGAGAAATCTCGGTTTTTAAATATTTTTAGCAACAGTCGGAACCAAGCTATCCACTTGGATACCTGCACCCTCAAAAAGAGTTCGAACTTCCTCAACATCAACTTTTCCGTCAATCTGCACTTCGATGACAACTTTTCCAGACTTGGTAGCAAGTTGCACAGTAGATACAATATTATAATCCTTATCTGCCACCAATCGAATAATTTTTTCTAACTCCCCTGCCTTATTTTCAACAAGGAACCGAGCGCGTACTCCTTCTTCTCCATAACCTGAGACATGAAGAAAAGCTGCAAAAATATCACGATCAGTAATGACCCCATATAGTTGACCGTTGTCAACAACTGGAAGAATCCCCACTTTGTTTTTATACATGAGATAAGCAGCATCTTCAAGACTAGCATAACCTGAGACTGTGATAACATTCTTAATCATCACATCCTTGACCTTAGTCTTATTCAAAAGGTAGTTCATCTCGTAAATAGATAGGCTAGTTGCCTTCGATGGACTAGCTTCTGCGATCGTTCCCTCAGTGACCAAACCAACCAACTTATCATTTTCAATAACAGGTAGACGGTGCAAATCCTGTTCACGCATAATATCTGCAGCGTGTGCAATGGTTGTATCTGGTGAAATATAAACAACTTTACGGGTCATAAAATCTTTAACAGACATAGGACTTCCTCCTTTGGTAAATCATACTTTATTATACCACAAATCCGAAAACGATTTCAATATTTAATGAAAAGAAATGAAAATCAATTCTTAAATTCAAAATATAGACTATTTGAAATACAATGGAATGAGCAAAACTGCTGACTGAGATAGCCCAAATCTGCTACAATCACAGATTGTTAGCATCTTTCCAATAAGGCAGCAACCTCTTTGAAGTCGTTAACAGAAGCTGGCGTAGTAACATAATGCAGAATATAGCCAGATAAGGCAGCAAGCACATAAACTTTGAAACTATAGAACCATAAGTGCATAGGATTTATCATTTTACCTCCTCACCGTTTCAATCCTCCACTCCTTCCAGCCTCGGAAGCGAATAGCTCCTTGCTGGTCGGTACGATAGACTTGGATATTCCGACTGTCAAAGCGGTCCAAGGTTTCTTGATGGGGATGCTTGTAGCGGTTATTTTCTCCAGCAGATACCAAGGCAATCTTGGCTTCGATATGGTCTAAAAATTCAGGATAGGAAGAGCCTTTTGAACCATGGTGACCAGCCTTGAGGACATCGACAGGCAGGTTGGGATAGGTTGCTATCAAGTCCAACTCCCCTTGCTCCAAATCTCCGGTAAAGAGAAAGTTAGTTTCCAACAAGCGACCGTAAAGGACAATAGAATCATTATTGCCACCGTCTCCTGTCCCATCTGGGTAGAGGACTTCCAGATAGGAGTCAAAAATCGGCAAGCGGTCGCCCACTTTTACCACATGGACAGGCACATTGATTTTTTTCAGAGTTGCTACAAAGTCAGGCACCGTCAGACTTCCCGGCGACACGTAAATTCGACCAATTTGTACCTGCTTAGCCACTTCCAGCACATCGCCCACATGATCTGTGTCGGTATTAGTACTCATTTTAATACAAATTTTCTAAGCAAAAAAAGTCACTCAATAGAGTGACTACATATGGAGCGTGGAGGATTCGAACCCCCTGGCGCAATTTGGTACGTTCTATAACTTAGGGAACAATTCAAAGGTCGCTCCAATTACGCCGTTACCCACCAAATTTGAAATAGACATCTTCATAGATATACCTCTTTCTAAACTAGCAAATGCCAAAATAGTCTGAATTAAATCACATAGAAGACCAAAGTCCAAGTTTAACCCTAATAAGTTATATACTAATACACACTTTAATAGACAACAAATGTCTACTAAGGTCTGTATGAACATACTCAATTATACCATTGTTATCACCAACTTTCAAAAAAATTTTATACTCTTATGATTTGTCCGTTTTTAAATTTTATGGATATTTCTTTCGCACCAGCGACAGTAACATGCTCAATCATTGTTTCCCATAAGAATTCATCAAATTCTAATAGTAGTCCCTCCTGTTTCTCTAGTGCATTAATGAAAACCCGCAATTCCTTATTCCTTTTGGATTTTTGCATCCTCTGGAGTTCTAGTGATTCAATATCCTGTACTATACCTTCATACTTTGTAGTCAGTTGATTATACTTTTTGAGGTACTTGTCTTGGTCTTGCCTTATGATGGCATTTTCCGAAACTAGATTTGCAACTAACTGGCTGACAACTTCTGCTTCAGTTTCAAGGATCTTTATCTGTTCGTCAATTACCTCAAGACTTCCAATGGATAGTAATACAGATAGATTGTCAATGACTTCAAACCTATTATCTATTACTTGATTAACTGCTAAGACAAACCACTGTTTCACCTCTTCCTCAGTAACGTGTGGGGTAGAACATTTACTACTGCCATTGTATTTTTCGTTACATCGATAGATTACCCTTCTGTATTTGGAGGTTGAATGCCATACCTTGCTACCAAAGAAGTGACCACAATCTCCACATACTAGTTTTGAGCTGAAGATTGTTGTACTCGACTTTCTGCCTTTATTATCGAGCACTTGTTGAACTGCATCAAATGTCTCTCTATCTACTATTGCTTCATGGTTATTCTCCACATAATACTGAGGCAATTCACCTCTGTTGATGTTCTTCTTTTTGGTTAGAAAATCAATAGTATAAGTTTTTTGTAGTAAAGCATCCCCTTTATACTTCTCATTTCGAAGCATTCGCTTGATTGTGGTTGCGTTCCAATGAGATTTGCCGCTAGGAGAGGGTATAGCTTGTTCAGTCAAATCCTTGGCGATATGATATGGTGATTTTCCAATAAGTGCTTGCTGAAAGATGTACCTAACAGTCTTGGCTTCATCCTGATCAACTACAATTGCCCCATCTTCACCTGCTTTAAAACCTAAAACATTTGTATAAGGAAAATGAACCTTCCCTTCTGCGAATTGTTTCCTTAAGCCCCAAGTTACGTTTTCGGATATGCTCCTACTTTCTTCTTGTGCCAAACTAGACATGATGGTTATGAGTAGCTCACCTTTTGAATCTAGTGTCCAAATGTTTTCTTTCTCAAAGTAGATTTCTACACCTACCTCTTTCAACTGCCTAACTGTAGTCAGTGAGTCTACGGTATTCCTCGCAAATCGACTAACCGATTTTGTAATAATCAAATCGATTTTGCCATTGAGTGCATCTTCCACCATAGCTTTGAAACCAGTTCTTAATTTTGTGTTTGTCCCACTGATACCTTCATCAGAGTACATTTTAACAAATTCCCAATCATCCCTCCCATTTATGTATTCCGAGTAATACCGCATCTGCGACTCATAGCTTGTTGCTTGGTCTTCATGATCAGTTGATACCCTGGCATAACCTGCAACCCTACGCTTCTGCAAAGAGAAATCATCTGAACTTGACCTAATAATACTTGGTGTAGCCTGAATAGTAATTACTTTCTTCACTAGTATCGCCCCTCTCGAATTTCTATAGGATATTTCTTTCCTTTTACTGGTGTAACCCAGATGATACGGTGACCAAAATCATAATCGATGTGTTTAATATTATTATCGACCCACTCTTTATCTGGGACAATGCCTAACTTGCTTTTAAACGATGCCAAAAGTCGCTTTTCCCCTAACGTCCTACATGAACATGATGATGCTCCGAATCGATTGCGTGTTCGACAATAATATCGTACGGTTTTATTAACTTGTTTTGAATCCACTTTAACAATCATCAAACATCCGCATTCTGAACATGAAATTTTGTCACGAAAGATACCTTTATTTAAGTGGTTTTCTTGATGCATTAACTGATATCTTCGCTCCTTCTCATGAAGTACTAAATCAAAATATTCTTTTGTAACAATTGGCTCGTGTGCATTTTCAATGATGTACTTATTGCGTTGCCCTTTATTCCTTTTCGGATTTCTAGAGAATGATTCACGATAGGTCTTCTGTAAGACAAGGCGACCAAAGTATGCTTCTTGCTTGAAGAATTCTCTGATGCTTGCTACGGTAAATGGATTACCAAACCTTGTTAAGACTTGTTCCTGATTGAGTTTATCAACTATCTGCTGTACCGAATCTCCATCCAGATACCATTTAAAGACTTTTCGAATAACTCTTGCCTCATTAGGTTCAATCTGATATTGTTCTCCATCCCAACGGTATCCATACATATCCTGTGGAGTGTGCGGAATCCCTTTTTCAAACTTCTTTTGGATTCGCCATCTTATATTTTCACTCAGGTTTTGAGACTCTTCTTGAGCTACTGAGGCGAGGAGGGTTAACATCAATTCACCTTCTGAGCTAAGACTATCAATATTTTCTTTCTCAAAAGTTACACCAATATTTTTCAAACGTAATTGTCGAACAGTAGTTAGTAGTTCAACTGTATTTCGACCAAATCGAGCGATTGACTTAGTGATAATCCTATCAATCTTGCCATCATCACAATCCTTTATAAGATTTTGAAAGCCTTGTCGATTACTTTGTTCTTTACCACTTATGCCTTCATCATAATAAATCCCTACCAATTCCCAATCAGGATGCGCTTGTATCAAACGGTTATAGTAGCTAATCTGTGTTGACAGAGAATGATGAAGGCGACTATCGGAAACCCTTGCATAGGCCGCAACCTTAAATCTTGGCTTGCAGGGCGATTTTATGGGTTGTATTCTTCTAACTGTTCTCAAATTAATACACTCCTTTCGCTACTATATATCACTCTAAATGAAAAAATTATCCAGTTATTAGGTCGATAATTGACTAATAAACGGTTGATATTTTTCAAGCATCAATTGCCTAAAAAGTTCAAATTCTTCAATAGTGATTGCTCCATTATTTAGAAGTACCTTTGCTTGTATCATTGTTAGTTGGTAGGTCATTTCATTATTAATTTTTTGAACGTCCATATTATCCTCCTACCTTACTAGGTAGGTTTGGGAGTGATTTTTCCGCACTTTTTGAAAAAAAGTCAAAAAAATAAAGCCTGATGTTTCCACCAGGCTTAAGACTTAATTATGAAATTCTAAACCAACCTACTACTTTTCCAAGTTTAACTGTTCCAGTAGAATCATAGAGTGAGCCATTCGCCATCCATTGCCGTTTCACACGACGTGTAATTCCACCGCCACCAATTTCTAATTGGTCATTGATACCGTTCTTATTATGGTCAGAATATCCATCAATATTCTGTTCCACACCATCAATACTTTTTCCATCAGAATCTGTCACACAGACACCAATATGCCCATACACCAAACCATCCGTCTGAATGACATAAAAATCACCTGCTTTAGGATTTACACCCCAAGCATCGTAGATTACTTGGAAACCATTTGATTTTGCTTTCTTCAAACAATCAATTGCATTAGTATAGGACATATTCTTGTCCGTCAACTCTTGCACAATCTTATCCACCAAGGTGACACACTGCCCACCGTAAGGGTTAGATGGAACGGTCACCTTTTGACCGACCTTAGATAATGCTGACGCAACCACACGACTGGCAACACTGGTTGGAATAGCGGTTGTTGTCCTTGAAGCTGCGTTGACCTTTAGAGTTTGTCCAACTCTTAAAATATCCGCCTTCTTCAAGCCATTTACCGCAAGAAGGGCATCAACAGTTAAACCAAACTTCCGAGCAATACCATAATACGTATCACCTTTCTGTGCTTGATAGGTCTGCTCACTATGCCCTTTGGTTGTTCCTTCTACATCCTGCTCAAGCACCCATGACTTGATTCCATCAAGTAGATAAGCTCTCTTGCTGTTGGACTGGTGAACATTTTTTACTTGGAGGATTTTGTAGGTGCGCCCCTTGACCCAGTTGGCGATTTTCTGACCAGTCTGATAATGAGTCGCATGAGGCAACACCCTAAGACTATCACCAACAAGATAGATTGGTTTTGAATGAGTTCCTGAACTCCCCACGGTTGATCTGGGGGTCGAGGGTACTATGGTCTTGACCTCAACTCCTGTTATAGCTGATACAAGACCTCTCGCAATGTCCTCTTTCTTGTTCTCAAAAATCGCCATATCTTGTTCATTATCTATGAAGGCAATCTCCACCAAACGATAGGTATATCCACGACTCGCTGCTTGGTTGGCATTATAGAGCCAATCTACCTTCTTAATGCCACGATTTTGAAAGTATCGTGAAAGGAGAGATAGGATAGCCATATCTTCCTTGTCTGCTTCTAAAGAAGATTGAATCAAGACTTCTGTACCTTTGGCACTACCATTAAAGGCATTGAAGTGTAATTCAGTAATTGAGTCGTATCCCTTACCAATACTAGTAATACTCCGATAATCGTAAACATTTTGTTCGGTAATAAAATCAATCTGTTGTCCACTGTACTTGGACATTAACTTGGCTAATTCTCGAACCTTTCCTGCTTCTGTGATGCCTAGTTTGGCATTCACTGCTCCAGGATCATAGCCTGTTCGCCCCTGTCCATGACCACAAATGACTAGATGTTTTCCCATATCTTATCACCTCTCGTTGATTTGTTTTAAAATTGCTTGTAGTTTCTCAGGTATTGGTAGACCAATTCGAACGGTATTTTCTAAGATACTTAACCCCTCATTACTGAGATAAAAGAAAATGACCATGGTTCGAATTGTTCCACCCTGCTTGATGATTGCAGTATCAATCATATGACCTAATGAAACTAAAAATAAAATGGCTATCTTTTTAAAGATGCCACGAAAACCGATACTGCTTGACAATTGTTTCTCAACAACTGCCGCAAAAATTCCTGTTAGATAGTCAATAATAATGAAGACCAGTAGGGCATACAGGATACCATCCAACTCTCCAAATAGACTACCAATCAAGCCTCCAATCATGGAAAATAAAATCTTATTAAGTGTTAACAATTCCTTCATCGGTCACCTCACTTTCTACTGAACCTCCCTGCACAATGGTAGGGTCTGACCAATCTGGTTGACCGTTCTCATCAAACCGCATCAGATAAAAACAATCATGGAATAAATCAGAAAGATTCAGAGTTAATGTGGTACTGCCCCACTGATTAAATGCCCAAACTGTTTCTGTTGTAACTAACTGGCGCTTTCCATTTTTAATGGCAGGTCGCCTTACTTCTTCAAGATACATGTAAAAATCCTGCTCTGCGGTCTTACAACGTATGAACTCTCCGTTCTTACGCATGTAAGCGAGAGCTGTCTCCAAATCAAATGGTTCTGTTACTTTGTCAATATTGAGTAGTGCCATAATCGCTATTCTCCTTTCCCTTCTTCAGGTTTTGTCTGAACTTCTAACAACTCAGTCAATTCCTGTTTTTCTTTACGCAATAGGCTAAGTTCCTCATCCTTTTCCACCAATTGGATGGCAATGAGGTTCTTAGCGGTAATTTCATCAGATAGCTTTGTGACAAGCTCCTGAATAGTTAGTTTTAGTGATTGGTTGATTTGTTCTAGATTCATCTGTGAACTCCTTTATTTAATCGTATCCCATGTCAAGATGACGTCACCTCGACCAGTGATGTTTACTAAGTGTTTAAAATTGTGATTGAATTGATGAAGTACGTCCTTCAAGCTGACATAGGTTGTACTGTTTCGATAGATGCGGATATCTCCGATATTCAATATTGAACTTGGTCGGTCAGAAGCTTTATAGGCATCAATACTCAGTCGGTTAGGCAACGTTACTATTTCCCAGCCATCTGGATTGGTATAGGGAGCACTAGCTAAACGTACCTTATCACCTACCACATCAATTTGGTCGGTATCTGTACCGTTCCATGCTCGAATTCCTACAAAGCCACCGTCATTAGCATTCCAGTTGTTCCATCTATTGGAACCGATAATTGTTACACCACATGGCTTACCGTTTGAGGTACCTGTTTCAAATGAAACCCACTGGTGAGGATAACCACTAACCTCACGAGAAATGGATGGAGAGTTTGTAAAGAACTTGATATTTCCAAGTGAGAGATTGATTTTCATGGCTCCGTTGATTGCTGACAAGATACCACCAGAAATTTTGTTGGCAGATAGGGTTACTGACTGCACTTGGGTTATAAAGGCTGATTTGGCAAACAACTGCTTGAGATAGGCTTCTGTAGCCATAAACTTGGTAAAGAATGCTTGGTCAACCTTTAGTTTATCCGCGGTGATTGCTTCTGCTCCAATTCGAGCTGCAGAGATAATACCTGTCGTAATCTTGCCTGCATCAAGACTTGCAATCTTACCACTTGCAATGACACCCTCTTGGATATAGGTAGTGCCTGTAATTTGGACAAGTTTTCCATCGATTTTGACTGTGCCATCCTTATTGAGATTGAGCTGACTCAGGACTGTTCCTGCACTGGTCAAATTTCGAACCGACCACGCCCCAGCAAGAGTTGAAACTTGAGTTTGAATGGCATTGACGGCAGCCGTTGTCGCTCGACTTGTTTCTAGATTGCCAACTCGTGTCACAATCCCAGTAGCCGTTTGAACAACCTGACTGATTTGATTGGTGTGATCTCCAATTGTTCGAGTGTGACTGTTTACAGTATCCCGCACTTCATGAAAAGCTGTCACTGTCGTAAAGTCTTCTAACGATGGTGTCCAATAGTCTGGAAAGATATCACCAGTTGATACCATTAAAGCTCTCACATGGAACTTACCAGTTTTAACTCCATCGATTCTGACTTGAAGTTCAAATCCTTTAGAGTGTTGGTACATCTCTTGAGTGATGGTAGAGGTTAGTTTGATTAACCTATAATTGTTACCCGTTGTCAGATTGCTACTCCATTTATTATAGAAAGGGTGATACAAATTCCAGTTGGTCCATGTCCAGGCATTTTGACTATCCAAGATTGGACCTTGAAGTTTCATAGTACGAGACGTTACAGCAGGGTCAAAGGTAAGCTCATCCGCTGAGACATGAACATATAAATGAACTTTTGATCCAACATAAATTCCACTACTATCCCCAAATTGCACTCTTCCTAATGATGCTATCCAGTTACTATTGGCATTTATCGTCTGATAAGCACTCCATCTATCCGAAGTACCAGCTATCAAGTTGCGATGAGAAACTGAGGTAGGGATTCTACTTTCCGTTTGACTGATTCGCTGGGTAAAACTATCAGAGGTGGTTCTAACCAAATTCTGCACACTAATTGTCGTCGCATAGGGTTGGAGAGAACTGCTGGTTAGATAGCCACGACCAGTAATATTGGAATCGACCTGTGACTTGGTTTGGTAACCTTTTGAGTTAATTGCAGATTCAACTTGTGTACTTGTAAGTCGTTGTTCAATTTGTCCAGCCTGAGTTCGGATAGAAGTTTCTGCACTTGCTACTCGACCAGTCAAGCTATTAAAATCTGTCTTTGCGACTTTCTGTGAAATGGCATTATTGGCAATAGTCAGCTCAGACTTGGTCTGACTAATCATTGTCGCATTGCTAGTTGCTTTTGAAAGGGCGGTTTCCGCCGTAGATTTCACACCGTCCACAAAGGTCTTGTCAGCTTTAAGTAAAATGGACTGGGACGTTTGATTAATACTTGTCGTATGATTCTCAACTGTACTCTTGAGATTGTCAAAGTCCATTTTTGAAACTTTACTAGCCACATCACCCAACAATTGCCTGATTTGGGTTTCAGCATTCATTATTTTATTCTCAGTATGAGTAACCTTTGTAGACAGTTGAGTTTGTCCCTCAGCTGTCTGAGTAATTAGCGTTCTGGTTTGGCTAAGATCTGTGATTAAGTCCTCAGGAGCAGGTGACCAGTCTGTAGGCATAGAAGAAAGTTCAAACTTTGGTCTTCCAACTAAGGCATTTCCTCTGACTTGCACAAAAAGATTGAGCTTTGCTACACTAACAACCGATACACCATCAGGAATACGAACCGTTCGGTATATCCGCTCGCGAGGTTGGGTTGCTGAAACAACTTTATAGCAGTTTAGATAGAGAGGATTGCCATTGGATAAAGTCAAGCGTAGCTCGCATCCTATCCTAGACTGTCCTCTTTCATCTGGCGACAGATTTTCCCCCTTGATATCAACGCTGATCGTCACAAACTTCCCTGCCTGAGCATAGTCGATAAAGTCCGAAGCACTATCTAGAAACTTACTCCCGGATGTAATATAAGTATCACTTTTTAGTATGTAATTTCGACCACCAAAATCAACTGGAATCTTAGCTATGGTCTCTCGAATCTCAGTCGTTATCCGATTCCCCAATTGCGTAATAGACGACTCGGCAGTTTCGATTCTCTGTTTTGCTTGGTTAAAATCACTGGTTTTAACTCGCTGGGAAATTTGGTCTGCTTGCACTTGAATCATGGATTCTGCACCGGTTACTCGACCAGTCAGACTATCTACAAGTTGCTTACTCGCAAGAAGTTTTATTTCCTCCTTGGTTTGCGAAAGATTGGTACTGACAGTTGCCAACTGTCCACTCAACAGTGATTTTGCTACATCAACCAATCGACTAGCTTCAGAGATAGCTTGTGATTTTGCTGTCGCAATCTTTGTCTCAGTTTGACTACGCTCTGTTACAGTCAAGCGGTTAGCTTCTTGAATGGCATCAAGCTTGGCTTGTTCTGCCCTCCTGAGGGCTTCAGTCGCCCCAGTTTGAGCCTGTTCTGCTTTTTGTTTGGCTTCTGTAGCTAGGTTGGTGTTAATCCCAGCCTTTGCCAATAAATCACGAGTTGTGCGTTGCTGCTCCTCTTCCTGTTGTCGCATCTGTTGATGAATAGAAGAAAGTTCACTATCAATGCTGGCCTTTAATCGATCCGCATAGACCTCCCCATGACTTTGAGCCTGTTCGATAGCGTTATCAATGGCTACTTGACGTTTCTCAAATTCTGCCTCAAAGGCTCTGTTAGCATTCTCAAGTGCAATTTCAACGGCAACATCCTCGCTCCTCCTATTCCCATCAAGAAGATTATTTGCTAGGGTAGTTAGGCTACCGCCAGTTTTACCTGTACCAATATTTGCCTTATCATCAAAAGTGATAGAGCGGTAATTCTTAGCTAAAGGATCAAAGTCATAAGCGATGGCTTTCTTCCGCACATCAATGCCGTGTAGCTTGCTTTTTAAAGTTACGGTATCGCCTAGATGAACTGTTTGACCATCTAACTCGAATGCCTCAATGATGATGGCATCTTTTGGCTTATCAATTCCCTCTAAGCGAAACTTACTACTAGCCCACTCTATTAACTCTTGACGAGATCTGAGGTTATTATTGGTATAGGTCACTTCATTGATGAAAGGATAGGAGTTTATAAGTGGACTGTCTACTGTGACTTGAAGCACTGTTTCCCTATCCTGACCCTCCTGTTTGAAGCTTGAAGTGGCATGAATGCGAGTGATAATCTGTGAACTTTCTCTGGTTCGCTGATACTTTTTCAAATTGTAGTGAGTAGAGATGACTACCCCACTGTCTTGTCCTCGCTCACCCTTTATAGTTAGGGCAAGATTATCACGAACCAATTCTCCCTCCCAAGTTCCAAGGATAGAGTGTTTACCATCCAATAGTGTGGAGTACAGAGTCTGTTCCTGGTCCGTTGTATAGGTTCTGTTCTTGACAATGTCGCTGGTAAAAGAAAAATCCCCCAATGGAGACTTGCTTGCCATGACCATGCTTGATAGTGCTGTTGCACAGGGTACCTGTTCACACCTAAATGGCGATACCAACCTTGTCATGATGTCATCTGATATGTGATAGGCCACAACTTCAAGACTGGTGTCTCCTTCAATGACTTTCTTTATCCGAAACAATTGGTGTCCCAATACTGGAACTGGACTACGAACGAGGTAGTCCTCTTTTAACTCTCGAAATAATCCGCTATCTGTAATTGGATAGGTAAAATTCAGGACAAAATCCCCATTCAAGTTTTCTTTGACACTTGATTTTATGGTCTCTGGGAGTGGTTTCCCATGCCATTTTGCCGTTCGAACGGTTTTGTCTAATAAAGATAGCACTAAGCCCACCCCCAATTCATTTCTATTGTTAATGATGTGATGCCAGCACCTAAGACAACTCCAACCGAGTCATTTCTGGCCGCATCAATGGAAATAAAATCGCCAGACCATTTTACAGGCTGACCTCTTTGTGTCTTAAAACTTGGCTGACTAGGATTATTATCCATAATGAGTGTTTCTTGTAATCGCTCCAAGCGGATGACATCATCCCCAATCGTAAAGCTAGTTTCACTAGTCGAGTTGCCACTTATGGTAATCTTCGGAAAAGCAATGGCTGAACCTTGACTTCTCAAAGTACCACTAGTCCTAAACACCTGCGAGGTCGTCGTTTTGAACCACTTGGTTGGGTGACAAGAAAAGGTAACCTTAAACTCATACACCCCCAGCTTATCCTTTTGAACTGGAGTATGGTGTACCTTGTAACACCAAAAGCGTATGGTCTTGAAACTAGCGTTCTCAAGCCAAAATCCTTCTTTCAAAAATAGCTTCAAAAAGGATAATAACTGTTCTTCACTAGGTTTTACAAGATAGAGGGTGTAGCTCAGTTCCATGACACTTCTGCGAGGATTGGTTTGAAGAACCGCTCCTGACAGGCCTTGGTGTTCTATCAATTGCGTCTTACTTTCACTTACTGTGATTGAAGGACTATCTACCACGATTACCTTAAAAGGAAAAGAACTCGTGGACACTCCACCAATGGTTAATGCATTATATCTAATCATGGTTTCACTCCTCTCAATCCTTGCTGACGTTCTAATTCATATACTAGTTTCTCTCCAACCATCTCCGCTAGTCGATGAAGGTCAGTCTCTTCTCTTACTGTGTTACCTGTAATAGTGATGTGAATGGTCGGTAGATTGCTTGTCATGGTCTTTGCGATTCCTCGACCAATTGCACCTAACGTTTGTTCATTCAAAGGCAAGACTGCTTCTTTTCCAGCCTCACCTCCAACCATTAGGCTATTGCCGTTTACCCCAAATGCGGTTGGTTTGGTTAAAATTCCTCCTTTGGCATACCAATCTATAGAAATTCTTGGAATTCCGCCCTTCAACCAATCAAGCGGATTGGCTGAACCAGATACTCGAAAATGAGGAAGGGGAATATGCGGCCATCTGATTTGGAAGTTAAAAAGATTTTTAATGGCATTGATGGCGTTACTCACGGCATCTTTTGCACCATTGATGGCACTTGAAATTGTATTTTTCACACCGTTCCAAACAGATGAAACTGTATTGGATATCCCATTCAGAATGTTGGATACGGTACTTCTGATACCATTCCATATAGTTGATACTGTTGAACCAATCGCAGACAGAACACTGGAAATTGTCGACTGAATTGCTGACCAGATAGATGAAATGACAGAACTAATGGCAGATAATACATTTGAGATGGTATTCTTGATACCCGTCCAAGCAGTTGAGATGTACTGGGCGATGAAATTGAGAGCTAAGGAAATAAGGGACTTAATGCCCTCCCATACCGTCGACAAGACCTGTTTGATGGTTTCCCAAGCGCCAGTCCAATCACCAGTGATAACCTGCATGACTGCCTTGATGATACCAAGTACCACATTGATAGCAGTCTCGACCACAATCTTTATCATCTCCCAAGCGGCTGTAATGATGAGTTTGATATTCTCCCAACTTGCTTGGATGAGCGGTCCAAGAATAGTCATCACCGTTTGAATAACCGTAGTGATGGCATTCCATACCGTGGTTGCAGCATTTAGAATCAATTGCTGGTTTTCAGTCCACCATGTGGATAGCGTTCCCCAGATGGACATAACAAAACTAGAAATCTGCTGGATGATCATGGACAGAAAGGCATAGATACTATTCCAGATTTCCGTCACAACCGTTCGAAATCCTTCGTGATTCGTCCAGAGTTCTTTTAACCCAACAATCAGTAAGGTAATGGCAGCAACAATACCAACAATAATCCCCACAATTGGCAAAAATGCCGTTATCATTCCAACAACGGTTGTCGCCATAGCGGCTGCCGCAACCTGTAAGCCCAAGAAAACAGGAAGTAACATCCCTACCACGGCTAAAATACCTGCGAAGATAATGACGACCTCCTTGATGGGACTGGATAAGTTGGTAAACCAAGTCGCTAGTTGACTAACAATATCTGCCAAACTTTGAAAGACTGGAATAAGCATCTCCAGAATCGGTTGACCGATTGCTGCTAGAGCATTAGTTCCAGACTGTCTTAAGTTACCCAGAACGTTTTCCAGTCCGTCTGATTCCCTTGCAGCTTGTCCCAAGGCTCCAGAGAGCTCATTGCCGTCCTCTACCATTTGAAGGAGGGTTAACTGCTTCTGAGCTTCTGATAGTTCATTGAAGGACTTTCCATAGAGCTTATTCGCCGCTGCATTACGAGTGGTTTCTGTCGCAGAAATACCTAGAGCTGCGTCATTTTCATAGTTTCCTTTGAGGAAGGACTGTAGGTTTTCGGTGACTTCTTCGATGGATTTGTCGTAAAATGCTGCCCCATCAGCCGCTGCTCTGGTGGCACGAGTGGTCAGATCCAAAGCCTGAGCCGTATCCATTCCAGAGGTTTTGGCAAAGGAAGCCATCTGAGTGAAGGAGCCTTGAAGACGCTCTGGAACAATGTCCATCTCTTCCCCAATCTTATTGAGGGCATCCTTAGCAGCATTCTCCATATCCCCAAATACGGTAGAGAATTGGGCATTGCTGGCTTGAAGTTGAGCTGCCGCAGACATGGACTCTGTTCCGACTTCGAAGATTTTCTGAGAGATGTTTGCTAGCTTCTCACTGGTCGCTTGAAGTGCCTCAGCCCGAATGGTGTCAGACATGGCTTTCATGCCATCTTGAGCACCATCGGCAGAGGATTTGGTCTCATCCATCTCGTTGTTCAGGTTATTGAGAGCGGTCTTTGCTTGGTTCAACTCAGCTTCCATCTTATTGGCTTCAATGGAATTCTCACCATATTCACTCTTTGTCAGGGCTAGTTGCTTTTCGAGATTGGAAATTTGTTTAGAAACAATTTCTGACTGTGCTCCAATCTTTTGTTGGGCTATGGCATTGCGTTCTGCTTCGGAACTATTGGATGACAAAGCACTTTCTTGTAACTCAAATTGAGACGTGACCTTGTTCATCTCACTTGCTAACTGCCCCTGCTCCACTTGGAGTTTATCTAATTGTTGAGCCGCTGAACTACTAGCTCGACCGTGATTCTCAAGTGTTGATGACACATCAGCTAACTTAGTTTCATAGGACGTTAGCAGCCTTTGAGTAGTTTCCACCTCACGTTGAAAGGCACGGTACTGGTCTGCCCCAATATCTCCAGCCTTAAATTGAGCTTCCACCTGTGATTGGGCTTGACGAAGCGTTGCCAATTTTTCTTTGGTTGTCTCGACTTGTTTTGCCAAGACTTCCTGCTTTTGCGTCAGAAGAGTGACATTTCCTGTATCAAACTTGAGAGCCTTATCAATCTGTCTTAATTCTTTGGTAGCTTCAGATGCTTGTTTGTTTACACCCTTAAGTGCATCTTGTAAGGGTTGGGTATCACCACCAATTTCAATCGTAATCCCCTTGATGTTTCCAGCCATAGTCCCTCCTTTCTACCATCAGAAATTATCAAAATCAGCTTGAGTTGCTCGGCGTGTTTGAGAAGTTTCTCGTGTACGCATCTCCACATAGTCCGTTTGATAGTCAAGTGCCATCCCAATAGTGATATGTTTTAAATCGTCAATGGTCAGACCAGTTTCCTTACAACAGGAGAAATAACTCTCTACTGTGAAGATTTCCTCACTCGCTGTTTTTGTTTCATCTGCTTTTTTCTGGTTGACATCCCCTGGTTCAACATATTCATCAAGACAGGGGCTACTTCCTGCACTGGAAATTCTTTCATCTCCATATAAAAATCCACAAATGGTTTCACTCGTGGATTGGCTGACTTCGCAAAGACCCAAAAGATTCGATGGAAAAATGTCATATCGAAATCAGACAGAATAGAAACATCAATATGATGTGCCTGTAATTCCTCTCCATCTTCTAACTGGTCAAGTTTTGCCAAGATTGCTTGACTATTGACCATCGAGAATAAATCTTGAAAATAGTCCTTACCAAACTGCTCTTTATAAGCAATTGGAGTATAGGCATTGGTTGCTAACTCGTAGGTCGTGCCTGCTATGGTAATACTTTCTCTCATGGCCATCTCCCTTACTTACGAGGTTCAAAAACTGCCTTGAACCAGTTTTGACGAATCTCATCACTCGTTTCCTCCGTTGTTCGTCGACGTACAACCTTATCAAGAGGGCGAGGACTGGCAGTAAAGGTCAACTCTACCTCATTGATATCTGAACCAGACTTGGTTTTTGAACCAACAGTCGGACGAGATGCGTAACAATAATACAAAACGTGTAATGTTTCTTTTTTATCCCCTTCAAAACGGAACATCAACGCAAAATTTTTCTTTTCGCTGTTTGCAATTTCTGAAATGGTATTTGTCGTCGCATCCAACTGCTCTCCAAGGACTCGAGTCAAAAATTCCTGCGTTAGAAGTGCAACTTTTAGCGTTCCTTCATAACCGTCGTTTGACTCCGTAGTATAAAAATTGATATTGTCTGCCTTATAAGAACCCTTGTCTCCTGTTGGCTCAAGGGTTAATTCTGCAGCACCACGAAGTCGTTCTACATTACCGTATGTCAACGTACCATCCGAACCTTCGCTTGTAACTTCTGCCCAATGGACATCTTGTAGTCCAAAGGTGACCTTATTCTTTTCAGCCATATTATCCTCCATGTAATGTGATGTAATAGGTTATTTGGTAGAGTTTCTCAGATGAGATATAGGTCTCTACTTTTTCAAAATAAATAAGGTGGCTGTCAAATAATGACTCCACCTTTTGCTCAGTCGCCAAATCTTTCTTTATGGTATAGAGTTCCACTTGCAGATTATTTTGCTTATGATAAGACCAATTGTCTGCACCATGATTATCTGAATCAGTTACCAAATAAACTAGATACGGTGGTCTTGGACGACTCCCCTCCTCAAAATGATGGTAGGCAAGAGGAAACTGTAATTCTTTGAGAATGGCGTACAATTCACTCAGTAACATGTCATTTCACACTCGCTTTCTCAGCTTTTCTTCTAAGGATTGTATCGCTTGTTTCTCAACGGGTGCGATATGCTTAATTCCCTCAACTCGCCCACCAGAGCTTTTGGCATGACCATTTTCTAAAAGATGTGTCAGGCCAGGCGTTCGATTATGAATGGTCTTGGTTAAACCTGTACTGGTATCAATCGTTGCTTTACTCTTCCACCCTTTGGCATAGGAACCACTCTTTCTAGGAGACGTTGCTTTCAAGGTTTCGATGGATTCCTCGGTGACTTCCTCTACAACTTCACGCATCACCTCTGTTGTATCCTCTACAAACTCCGCTAGCTCATTTGCGATGGTAGTTTCTAGTGCATCCAGTCCAATTTTAGTCAAATCTCTCCTCCTTAATGGCGACGATGTAAATCAGTTGTCGTGGCACTGTATCTCCATCAATAGACTCAATCCCATAAGTTTGACCTCGAAATTGAATGTGAGTCGTTAAGGAATGCAGTCCAAGAATTGCCTCTTCATATCTGAGGGTGAACTGGACTTTTTCTTGTTCCAGTTTCGTTACATGCCCATCCCTTTCGGTCAAGGTGAGAGGACGACAAGAGCACCACCGGTCAAATAAAGGAATCCATATCGATGTTTCATTACCAATCTCATCTTGAACAATTTGTCGACCATGAAACGACAATCGTTCCCTCAATGGTGCAATCTTCATCAGAAAACATCCTTTCGTTCAGCCAACAACAAATGGTAGAGAGTCTCTTTCAACTCCTTATGATTGGCATCTTCTCTGTGTTCATAAAGATAGGCAACCCCATATAGGATTGCCGTCTTTAGAACATCTGAATACGTCGATTGACGCAGAATATCTTCACAAAGTTGTTTACTGGTTTCAAGCAACTGCTCAATCAGTCCATCCTCATCATCGTATTCCACTTTGAGATACTGTTTTGCTTCCGCTAAACTGACCATCATTACTTAGCCTTTACAGTTAGAGTCTTAACGGCTTCAGGTAGAACTAACTTACCGTCCACACGTTGTGAAGCAAGAAAACCAATCTGTCCATTATTGGCATAGAGCTCATTCAGACGTTTGAAGGTACGTCCCTGACGATCCGCAATCCAATAATAAGAAAAATCGCCAAAAGCAATGGCCTTGTTTCCTGCTTCAGGAAGTGGGGCAAAGGTTGATGTATAATATGGACGATTTAGAATCAAATCTGGTTGTCCAGCTTGAGTGGATGGCTGCCAAATGTAATTACCGTTGTTGTCCTTAAGTTTACGGATAGCTTTGACAGTCGTATCATGTAAAATCCAAACTGCGTTCTTACGGTATGGGGCAGGGAGAGAATGATACAGTTCAATCATGTCGTCAAAGGAAATATCCTTTGTAGCAGTTGTTGGACCAGTTACATCTGCCTGAGTAAAGATACCAGTTGGTTTCTTAGAGCCATCACCAATCAAGAATGCCTTTTCTTCTTCCGTTCCAATACGACGAGCAAATTCAGCTGTCATATAGGACTCAAGGTCAAAGACTGAATCGTTAAGCAACTCTTCAGAAATACGAATAGCAGTCCCTATCTTATGAGAGTCTAGTGTCACCTGACCAAAGGTTTCTTCTGTTTCAGGATAGAGACCATTTTCATCCATCCATGATGCTGAACCATGTCCTGTCACAACAGGAATCTTACGCTCACCACTAGAGGTTTTGATGACAGTCGCAAGACTACGGAAGAAATTCTCTTCTTGTAATCCTTGAACCAATTTCTTCTCATACTCATCTGGAACAAGATGACCGCCTTCGGTATCTTCCCCTACTCGAAGGACATCCTTAACATCGAAGAAGTGACGCTTACGGACACTTGTCCAAAATGTCTTGGCATAGCTATCTGAAGCGACACCTTTCTTTTCCTCTTCAGTAGTTTTGTCATTCAAAACTGTAGTGGGTTGTCCAATAAGGGCTTGTGATGCTGGTTGAGAAAGTTCAAGGTCAATCTTTTCTTGACGCTCCAATCGAGCAATTTCTTGATTGTAGAGGTTGATTTTTGCTTCCATATCATCATAGCGTTTGGAATCTTCCTCTGACACCAGTCCATCTTCTAAGCGAACAGAATCAAGGAAGGTTTTTGCTTGTTGCCAAGCTTGGTTACGTTTTTCTTTCAATTCAAGTAATTTAGACATCAGTTCATATTCCTTTCGTTATTTGAGCAAATTCAATCGTTTTTCCAACTGATTGATAGGGATTGATTTCTTTGGTTGTTGGACTTCAAGCTTCGCCTGCATTTTGACAAGTAAATCTTTTTGGGCAGCAGTTCGACTGAAAGAATAACTCTCAATATCAGTTCCATGTTCCCCTTGTTTGTCAAAGAGAATCTTGTCCGCAAAGCCCAGTTCAACAGCCTTTTTGGCATTGAACCAAGACTCTGAGTCCATGAAGTGTGATAGCTTGGTTCTTGAAAGTCCTGTTCTTAGTTCGTAGGCATTGATGATGGATTCCTTAATCTCTCCCAACATTTCAATGACCTTCTGCATATCCTTGGCTTCACCTTGTGCCACAGTCCAAGGGTTGTGAATCATCATCATGGCAACTGGACTCATAGAAACCGTTGTACCTGCCATGGCAATGACACTAGCAGCACTTGCGGCTAAGCCATCAATCATTACATGGACATCACCTTTGTAATCCATCAGCATGTTATAGATTTGAGCAGCCGCAAAAACATCACCCCCTGGACTATTAATCCAGAGGGTGATATTTCCATTTCCTGCATGTAAATCATTTTTAAATACTTGTGGCGTGACTTCATCGCCAAACCACGTCTCATCAGCAATCTGTCCTTCAATACGAAGTGTTCGACCACCACCATCTTCTGTAAAATTCCAAAACTTATGCATCCATATCCTCCTCAGATTGAGGTTCTTGTTCTAACGGTGCTTGTTTCATAAAGCCACCCGCATCCTTCAGTTTCGTCATGTTTCCATTTATCAAGTAGAGATTGCCACCTTCCTCATCTGAAAGGAGGTTCAAGTCCTCAAGTTCACGAATATCATTCGTCGACAGCCAGCCATTTTGTCTCCCAATCGCATAGCCATTCATTCGACTCTGATAATCACCACGAAGAAGACCATCTACATTGAACTTCACAAAGTAGGTTTTCTTTTCTTCGGGTAAAAAAAGAGACCTCTTAAAAGCCTGTTCGAGACGAACTACCCAAGGGTCTAAGGTATATTTAACAAATTCTAGAGATTGTTGCTCAATGTTTGAAAATGAGGATTTCTCCAAGTCGCCAATCATATGAGGTGGAATGCGGTAGAGCCTTGCAATTTCATTGATTTGGAATTTTCTTGTTTGAAGAAACTGGGCTTCTTCTGGAGGAATACCTACTTGAGTGTATTTCATCCCTTCCTCTAGCACTGCCACTTTATGGGCATTGGTTACCCCATTGTAGACTGCATTCCATGAATCTCTCACTCGTTTGGGATCTTTGAGAATGCCTGGGTGTTCCAAAACGCCACCAGGATTTGCACCATTCTTAAAGAATGAAGCTCCATAGTTTTCCGTAGCCAAGGTCATACCAATAGCATTTTTAGCAAGGGCAATTGGAGAATAACCTATCAAGCCATCAAAACCCAGACCAGGTACATGAAGAACATCTTCTGCTCTCAAGATAGCATCTCCCTTTTCCTTAAAGTTTGGATTTTCTTCTGACTGACGCTTGTATTTGTAATAGAGCTTACCACTTTCGTCTCGATGAACAGACATCTTATCTGGTAAAAGTGGGTAAAGACTGATAACTTGTCCACTCCTATCTCGAATAATCTGGACATAGGCATTACCCCATATCAATAGATGGGTCATCAAGGTTTCTCTAAAGACAAAGGATGACATCTCAGGGTTAGGTTCATCATGTAAGAGAAAATAAAGGGGATGTTCCACCTTTTTCTCTTTTCCAGTTGCCGTTCTCTCATAAACATGAATAGGTAGTGAAGCTACTGCTTCAGCTAAGATACGGACACAAGCATAAACAGCTGTCGTCTGCATAGCTTTAAACTCATCCACATTCTCCCCACTGGTCGTTCGTCCAAACAGATATGAGAAGTCCTGACCTTCATAACTATTTCGTGGTTTATCTCTAGCACGCTTACGTCCCAGTAAATCTAGTAGTCCCATAGTTCCTCCTTTTAAGTACGAAAAAAGCACCTCAATTGAAGTGCTTTTCGTTTATTCTTAGATGGTTTTCATCTCTCCTTCTTCAAGAAGATACCAAGTTCAATCACTTTCTTGAAGTTATATCCTCAATAAGAAAAGTTTTAATGATTCCGAATGTATTCTAAAATTGCATCATAATCTAATTCTGATGAAGCTACTCCAATTCCTAGTTTCACTACTTCATCATCAGTCTGATTTAACACAATGCCATTTAATTCTAGGAAAATAATCATGACAAAAACTCCAATTCGCTTGTTCCCATCAAGGAAGGCATGATTATTAACTAGCGAATAACAAAGTCTAGCAGCCTTTTCTTCAATACTTGGATACTTCTCAACACCAAAATAAGTACTAAAAGCTGAAGATAGTGAAGATTCTATTAAACCAACATCCCTAACACCATCTAAACCCCCAGTAGCTTGAATTAACCTAGTGTGTAATTCAATAACCTGTTCAACAGTTAATACTTTCATTTTGCCAATTCCTTAAATGCATCAAGATGGCGTGATAAAACCGAAGTCGCAACTTCATCCAAAGTTGATTGTTCAACAACCGTAGGGGTTGCCTGTTCCTCTTTAATTAGACTCTGATAGTCTACTAATACATACTTTGGCGTATTATTTTTCAATATTACTGCAGTACCATTCGTATCGACCATACGAGCTACCTTAGAAAAGTTTTGATTTGCTTCAGAAATAGAGACTAAGTTTTCAATATTGATTTGCATGGTAATATCCTCCTTTTCTCTATTCTACCACTTTTTAGGATATATTCAACCTATTTAGGTTGAATACATCCTAAAAACTCAATATTCCACGTTCATCATACACACTTCCTTCATCGGTTTGATGACGTATACAACGGTCCAGTCCCATAATGAGTGCTACAATACCGTCAATCTTCTCGACTGACTTTTCCTTATCAGGCTTGATATTACCAGCAGGGTCTTGTCTCATGACTACGTTTTGTCCCATCCATTTCAGAACTGGATGCCCACCATGTTGAATCTTGCCTTCCATCATAAGTTTGTAAAGTTCCTTTGATGGTGGACTCATATCCTTGTATCCCTGACCGAAAGGCACCATGGTCAAGCCCATCCCTTCTAGATTCTGAACCATCTGTGTCGCATTCCAACGGTCATAAGCTATTTCCTTGATATGATAGATTTCTGACAAGTCTTCAATAAATTTTTCGATAAAACCGTAGTGAACGACATTACCCTCCGTTGTTTTGATGTAACCTTGACGCTCCCAGACATCGTACAGAACATGGTCACGACGACATCTAAGTTCCAAGGTATCTTCTGGTAACCAAAAGAAAGGTAAGATAATGTAGTTCTCCTCACTATTCCGTGGCGGAAAGACTAAGACTAAGGCTGTAATGTCAGATGTGCTCGATAAGTCAAGCCCTGCGTAACAATCACGACCTTTAAGAGCTACATAGTCAATTGGGGCATTGCCTTTCGCATAAACATGTTCTGGAATCCAAGCAACACTTGAACTTGTCCACATATTTAGACGGAGCTGCTTAAAGACATTCTCTTCAGCTGGGTTATCAAGTGCCTGTTCGTAGGCTTCTCTAACACGGTCAATCCCAATAGTATGCCCTAGTGAAGGGTTGGCTCTTCTCCAGTTCGCTTCATCATTCCAATCATCTTCATCGGATAATCCATAAACCACTGGATAGAATGAAGTGTCCTTCTTTCTACCATTCAGGATATCCAATGCTTTAGTATGCAATTCAAAACAGATGGAGTTCCTATCCGTTCCAGCTGTTGTGATAATAAAAAAGAGGGGTTGTTCCCTTGCGTCACCCGACCCTTTGGTCAATACATCATACAAATGGCGATTTGGCTGAGCATGGATTTCATCAAAGACCAAGCCAGATACGTTTAGTCCATGCTTTGTCCCAGTCTCTGCAGAAAGAACTTGGTAAAACCCAGCATTAGAATAATTGACAATACGCTTGGTAGCACCCATTATCTTAGAACGCTTTTCCAAGGGGCGACTCATCTGCACCATCTGTTTGGCCACATCAAATACGATTGATGCTTGGTTTCGGTCACAAGCCGCACCATAAACTTCCGCACTGGCTTCATTATCCGCATATAGTAGATAAAGAGCGATAGCCGCTGCTAGCTCAGACTTACCATTCTTCTTTGGAATTTCTATATAGGCTGTTAAGAACTGACGGTTACCATCCTCCTTGACAATTCCAAATAGGTCACGGACAATCTGTTCCTGCCACGGCAACAAATCAAATCGCTTTCCTGCCCACTTGCCTTTGGTATGGGAGAGGTTATTGATAAATGTTACTGCCCTATCAGCCTTTACCTTATCATAGTGTGAGGTTGGAAGCATGAATGGACTTGGTTCATAATGATAGCTCATAAAATTCCTCCTAACAAATCCTCCATTTCATCACCACTACCAACTTCTGAATCCATCGTTGCTAATCGGTTTCGTGCCGAAGGTGTCAAACCAAATTGTTCACAGAATTTAAGCATGATTTTGAGGTTAGTCTGGCTGATAGAGACTTGAGGAACTTGTTGGAGATAGCCATTCGGGGTTTTGATAATGGAGCCATGCTTGGAAAGGAACTCTTCCGCCTCTTTCCAGCGAGCGTAAGCTTGACAATAACCTGCAAATGCAGTCATGTCCATTTCGGTTAAAATTCCCATTTGTTCGAGAATTTTTCCCATCCGTTTCCACTCCTTCTTTGCATCATCTTCTAGCCACTGTGGGCAACGTGGGGCTTTTTGTTTAGGTTTGACTTCATTCGTAGGAAGTGGTCGCTTACCAGGATTTCCCTCAAGTATTTTCATATTCGTTGGCTTTGGTTTTCGCCCCCTGATTGCCACAATCTCACCTCCTTTAGAGTAAGAAAAAAGAACTCAATTCAAGTTCCTTCCTAAAGTTCATTAAAGTTATCAAGAACAGCCTGACAAACTGTTCTATCAATGTCGTCCATGTTATCTATTTCGTTTCCATATCTATATCGGTAGATATATTCACCATCACGTTTTATTGTCAGAATTCTAATCCAAGCACCATCTATATTTCTCGGGTCTGTGGTATCTTCACGGAGAAATTCACAAACGTAATGCCTATCACCAACCGTTCGAGTCATTATTTCCCACATCTTACTTTACCTTTTCCACGATATCTATTCCATACAAAACATTCAGACAACTACCGTTTTCCCACTTAACTAAGAGTGAACCAATGTCATCCACTCCAATAACTGTACCAAGTGTTCCTTTAGGAACTGGATGTGGATCATCCATTTTTACTAATCTAACCTTTGTACCAACCGGATAGATTGTCTTTAGGTTGTTGAAAATTTTTGCGTCCATATTATTCTCCAAACATATCGAATACCCACTTGACAGCGTGACCAAGATCCGTAACAATTATTGATTCCTTGTATATTCGGTTAAGTCGGCATTCAAATAATTCAAATTCTTCAAGGCTATCAACGATTTCGTAAATCTCGACTACTGTTTCTTTGTTTCCTTTGGATGCAACGATAACCCATTCCTTGTAAGGAATGATACTTGCAGTTGTTGGGTAGGTTTCATAGAGTTTTTCAAGTGTTGTTGTCATGGTTTTGTTCTCCTCTTCTTTTGTTGTGTACATATTAACTCTAAAGGAGACTTATATCCAGTCATTTATAGATTATTTTGACGATATTTTCGACTATTTTTCACTTGCTAGAATGGCGCATCCAATGGCATAGACAACTGTTACCGTCACTCCATTTCCAGCTTGTTTATACAGTTGGGCATCGGAGTTTACTGCTTGGGCTTTCTCGAACAAATCATCCGAAAATCCTTGTAGTCGAAAACATTCTCTAGGGGTTAAACGTCTAATTTTCACCACTCGATCATTCCAAACCACAGCACCCATTTGACCACCGCAGGATAGGTTATGGGCGATTCCTTTCCCAACTCTTGCTCGTCTCGTTGGAGAGTTGGGATAAGATAAATCCACTGAATCACCTATCTCAGCAACTTGATAACCTTGCTTCGTACCATTTCTGACCTTGATACCTTCAAGAACGCCATGGCGGTCTTGAGAGGTCAATGTGAACATTGGCTCATCCTGTTCTTTGATCCTACGTCCATTTTGACGCTTGTTGATTCGATTAGGTGTCAGAATGGGTTGAATTTCTAGTACTCCAGAATTCATAGCCGTCCGCTTTGTAGCTCCAGCAGTATATCGTGCGGTGATACATCGTGCCTCATCTGTCAACTTTGGTTCAGTCAAAGATTGGTCAATCAAATATAGACCAGTCTTAGCTCCCAGTCCACCACCCGCACCAACAAGGGTTGTGGCAATTCCACTAGGGTCGTAGACACGATAGCTTTGCATACCACCTACAAGTTGCTTAAGATGGCTACCGCTTTCTCCGCTGATAGGTAGTACTTTTCGTCGACCTCTATTTCTAAGATGTCCGAGAGTGTAGATGCGTTCTCGATTTTGGGGAACTCCGTAGTCTTTTGAATTGAACACTTGCCACTCAAGGTCGTACCCTGCTTCATCCAAGATAGAGAGATAGTCGAGATAATCTCGTCCCCCGCCACTTGATAAAAGTCCCTTAACATTTTCAAGGAGTATCCACTCGGGTTTATCTTCTTCCTCTTGGCTTTGGAGGAGGTCAACAAATGTAAAAAAGAGTCCACTTCGCTCACCGTATAGGCCTGCTCGCTTTCCTGCGATAGACACATTTTGACAAGGGCTTCCCGCACACCAGAGATCTGCTTTTGGAAGTTGTGTTGGGTCAATGCTTGTGATGTCGTCATGAAACCATTCTCCTTTCGTGTCATACATTGCTTCATAAGATTTTCGTGCAAACTTATCCTTTTCACAGTAACCGATACATTTGAAACCAGCTAATTCCAAACCACGACGAAAACCACCCACTCCTGCAAAGAAATCAAGAAAAGTTAAGGTCATACCATCTCCTCCATCATTGAATAGGCTTCATCAAAGGTCAAAGTCTGTCCATCGCGCAACACCGTCACGTTATGATTTCCTGTTGACTCTATATAACGTTTGACAATGACATCCACAAATTTTTCATCCAACTCAATACCATAACAAATCCGACCAGTTTGGTCTGCGGCCATTAGGGTTGAACCAGAACCAAGGAATGGATCAAGAACAATCGTCCCACGCATGGATGAATTTTGAATAGGATAGGCCATGAGCGGAATGGGTTTCATGGTTGGGTGGTCTTTACTGGATTTAGGGCGGTCATATTCCCAAATGGTTGTTTGTTTACGATCACTGAACCACTGGTGTTTTCCTTTTTGTTTCCAACCAAAGAGACAGTTATGAGTAACAATTCCATCCGCAATATAATGTTCATATTTTTCAACAGCAAGAGAATAAACAGGTCCACTGAATCCTTTTGTAAGAACCTCATCAATTATGCCCCAGTAAAAATTTTCTTTCGTTTCCTTTTCATAAGTTTTTGGCATTGGAACTTGCATAATTTGAGGTATCAAATTACAAGCATTGATGCGAGCAGTTACTCGTTTACTAAATGCCTCATGTCCATTACCTTTGTGAATGAGTGGGTATTTGATATTTCGACCATAGTCAACAAGCAAACGTCTAGCGTTATCTAATTGAATTTGGCTATCCAAGTTATCATAAATCATATCGACATGATGAGTTGTGCGTTGAGTTTCTTTCTTTGGAAGTCCTCTATCCATTTCCCAATGAGTATAAGGAATACCGTACTTGAGGGCTAATAACTGTTCGTGGCACTGGGCTGTTACTTTATCATCAAATACATCAATGACCCAAGCCTCTTCACCTTTCTCACCACGAAGTCTCGTTTTCAAACCAAAGCCCCTCGAGTTATAGAGTTCAGTAATCCCTACACGCCAACGGTCTCCTTTACGCATAAGATAGGTACAATAATTGTTTTTCGTTGATTCATTAAAACGAACCGAAAACTGGTGGTTATCCGTAGCCCACGTTAATTTATTTCCAATTTTTATACCGTATAAGGTGCCATTATAATATCGAGAAGCTGTTTTTATCTCATAGCCACCATTACGCATCCCCAGAATTGTTCCTGAATAGGAATTGTAACTAATGACCCTATCACCATCCTTTAAGTCTTCTATTGGAACGGGACCATTTATAGTTTGAACAATCGTACCTGCTGGCTGACATGGTTCATGTTGCCACTGGTAGGGACTACGCCCAAGAACTAATGAGTTCTTCTTCCAAATGCAACATCCACTGAGATAGAAACCTGCATCCTTAAATGCCTTACGGAAGTTCAGTCCTTCCGTATCCGCATGGAAAACATAGATGGATGCATCAGATTCCATATGTTTTTCTACCTGAGAGAACATATCAAAGAGAAATTGGTAAAAGTCACTATCAGGCATATTGTCATTGAGAATCTTTCCAGCTGTTTCTTCTACATTAACATTATAGGGAGGGTCAGTCACAACCAAGTTTGCCTTTTTATCACCTAACAGTTGGTCATACGTTTCAGCTTTAGTTGAATCGCCACAAATCACTCGATGCTCACCAAGTTGCCAAATGTCACCTCGTTTTGAAAAGGTCGGTTTCTTTAATTCTTCTTCAACATCAAAATCATCATCTGATCGGTCTTTATCATGGACATTTGATAGGATATCGTCAATTTCTGGTGGTTCAAAACCAGTCAGGTCGAGATTGAAATCTGACTCCTGTAAATCCAAAAGCAAGTCCGCCAAAAGCTGGTCATCCCATTGACCGGTGATTTTATTAAGGGCAATGTTTAAGGCCTTTTCATCTTCCTTGGATAAATCGACAATGACACATTTGGCAGTTTCATAGTCTAAGTCCTTCAATACAGTTAATCGTTGATGGCCACCAATAACCGTCAAATCTTTATTGACGATGATGGGGTCAACGTAGCCAAACTTGAGTAGGCTTTGCTTAATCTTTTCATACTCCTTGTCACCCTTTTTGAGTTTTTTTCGAGGATTGTAAGAGGCTGGGTGTAGTTCAGATAATCGAATCTCTCTAATTTCCATTGTTGGTTGACTTGTCATTGGTTTCTCCTTTATAAAATCGTGATTGAATGTAACACGAATGGCTACAATATTTTCTATTTGGATTGGCATAAGATAAAAATAACCTACCACATTGTTGGCAAGTCAAATCTTCATATGCGGTTTTTGATTTATCGTGTTCGTCAGAATGAGTGGTCCACCAAACCTTACGACACTTATCCGAACAGAACTTCTTTGGTCTTCCAGTTTTTTGGATTGATAGTAGCTGATAACACTGTGGGCAGCGAAGTCCATCATTCTGGTCGGCTTTTGCCATCTGCTTTGTCGCAGCACCGTGACCATGCAATGCTGGATTTCGTTTACAGTATTTCTTAACGGAATCTCTAGATAAACCTGTAGCCTTGCCGATTAAGCCATAGCCAAGACCTTCTGCTCGCATTTTCCAGATTTGTTTGCGTTGACTTTCGTCCATTTGTTTTCCTTTCCGGCAAAAAAGGACTAAAAACAACAATTTTCACCATTGTTTCTAGCCTTTTTCACTATTTTATTACCAAAATTACGTACCAAGGAACGCTACATCCCCACATTAGAAACGTGATAACGGTGGGAAGGAACGTCAAAATGAAGCGATTTTAATGTACCCGCTTGCGAATTTTGCGAAATTGCACGTTTGAGGGGGCGTCGGTCTTAGTCTCCCAAGGGTTTAGAGATTTCATCCCCCTCCCCCAACGGGTGAAAAATGAGATACTTTTGTAACGAAACTCCAAGACTAAAATCGATACGAATACTCCACATAACGGTCAGTCGTCTTGGTCTTTCTATCATGACAAGACTTGCAAAGTGCTTGCCAGTTAGATTGATCCCAAAAGAGTTTTTGGTCACCTCGGTGGGGTGTGATATGGTCAACAACAGTTGCCTTGGTCAGTCGACCTTTGGCGTTGCATTGAACACAGAGTGGATGAACTTTTAAGTAGCAAAGTCGTGCTTTGTTCCACTGGGCATTGTATCCTTTTGCACTGGTTGACTTGGAATCCAGTTGGTGGTTTGCTTTATGGTTGTCACAATACTTCTGGCCATAAGGAACTAGGTTAGGACAAACATTTTGTTTACAAGGTATGCTTGGTCTTCGTGGCATTTTCCCTCCAAAGAAAAAGTACAATTATTCTAGGTAATTGTACTTTACTAATCTATTTATTGCCCTACAAAATAACGTCCATTCTCTTGGAAAATTATTATCGCCCGAGCAATTGTAGGTTCTTCCATTCATGACAAATGATACATTCCACTGAGTACCATCTAAAATCTCCATCTCATTTGAATAATATTCCTTCCATTCAGACAGTTTCACACGTTTTAATTGATTTAAGAAGAAAAATAATCGGAGATTGGAGATTGTTTTTATCTCTGCTTCTGTCTCAGGAAATTTTTGGATCCTTACCAATTTTTCTTCTACGTTAATGTCAATTGAAATCATCGGCAACATGAAACTAAAAAGTGATACGGTTATATATGATACTTGAGGATTGGACATATGAATACTCCTTTACTCTCAATTATATCACTATTTCTCCCAAGGAAGATAGGCTTTTGTGAAATGCCCGAAGCAAGATGTTTTGGTGTAGTCTACATTCAAGAGATGGAGTTCCTTAATAATCCCTCGTGGGGTCAAATCATACCGCTCACGAATCATTCCTTCCAGTTGTTGTCTGGTGTAGCGACTCGTTCCAAAGGTTTCTACATGCACCGACACTGGTTCTGCAACTCCAATGGCATAGGCTAATTGTACTTCACATCGTTTCGCATACCCTTCTCGTACAATATCCTTAGCAATCTTTCGTGCCATGTATGCTGCTGAGCGGTCAACCTTGCTTGGGTCTTTTCCAGAGAAAGCACCGCCACCATGATGTGCAAAACCACCATAGGTATCGGCCACAATTTTTCGACCAGTAACTCCTGCATCCGCAAACGAACCACCAAGAACAAAACGTCCGGTCGGATTGACTAGAACTTTGAAATCTAGATTCTGACGGTAACGAAGTGCTACTGACATCATAGCTTCAGTCACAATTCGTTTCACTTTGGCAAGGTTGGCTATTTCAGTATGTTGGATGGAAACTAAAAAGGTATCAATCCGTTTCTTCTCATAGTCGTAGGATACCTGTGCTTTCGCATCCTTTCCAAGTAAGGGGTGACCAAGCGACATCAGTTTCTCAAGGACTCGGGTTGCTAGAACATAAGGAAGTGGCAGGTACTCAGGTGTTTCGTCTGTCGCATAACCAAACATCATTCCTTGATCACCAGCACCTCCATTATCTACTCCTTGTGCAATATCTGAGCTTTGGAGTCCAAGTAGGTTAGTTACCCGAACATTTTTCATACCAAGTGGCTCGACAACCTGACGAACAATGTTCTCGAGATTAAAGTAATGTCTAGTTGAAATTTCACCAGCTACCACAACTTGGTTATCCTTGATTAAAGTCTCAACTGCCACTCGACTTGATTTGTCATACTTTAGACATTCCGTCAAAATGGCATCTGAAATCTGATCACAGATTTTATCTGGGTGTCCAACTGAAACTTGTTCACTAGAAATAATCATAATTCCTCCACGCAAAAAGCCCAACCTTTATGAGGCTAGGCTTTACTTTATTTTACTGATTTTTGGCCTGCTTCGTAGGCTCTCTCCAATGCTCTTTTGATACCCCATACCGAAACATCGTAGAAGTCAAGATTGTCGCTCCAACGTTTTTCCAAGGTTTCTACAAAAAGTTCTTCTTTTGCAATTTCTGTTAAAAGGGCATTGAGTTTTTCTTGTTGACGCTTTGTCATGGTATTGTTCTCCTCTTCTTTTGTTGTGTACATATTAACTCTAAAAAGGAGATATATCCAGTCATTTCTGCATAAATTTAAAGATATTTTAAACAGTTAAAACCATCAAAACCGCCTCAAGAATGGCTTCACGTTCTTCTGTTTCAGGATAGAGTTCCCATCCTCTGTCGTAAGAAACGATTGTTTCTTCAGCTACTTCAATATCTAATTTGAAAACACATCCAAGGTCAATTCCAACTTCTGAAGGTTGGGGACTAACCTTGGCAATGTAATCCACTTTTTGTCCCTGATAATCAATCCGTCCGTCAGTCCACATGGTTATTCTCCTTTGGTTTTTCTAGGTGTATATTACCCTATCAGCCAAAGAATATCCAGTCATTTGAGGGAGATTTTTATCTTTTTTGACATCTTAAGTATATCACATGTCTAGGTTGAAAATCAGTACTAAACCAGTACAAATTTAGTGCTAATTTAGTACCAATTTAGTGCACTCAACCATCACTAGATAGGGATGTGATAATCTTCCACCTTAAGTTCAAGACTTTTTGAAGTCCAACGATAACACTTGCGTAATTGTTTTAGAATCTTACGCCTACGATAAGCAAGTGTTGAATGACTGATTTCATAAATCTCTTCTAGTTCAGTCCAACTCTTGCCTAAGTAAATTAAATCCTTGGATAATGGCTTCAAATCCTCAGGTATTAGCTCCATAACGAACTCAAAGTAGTAAAGATCCATTTTTAAGCAGTAGTAGGTATTAAGCAAACTACTGAGGTACTCTTGATTTTCTTGTTCTTGTTTTTCTCTAAAACTAAGAGAAATCAGCTCACTACGACCATGGTTTTTACTTTTCTTGACCTTTTCATGCTCTGACTTCTCAAATACCAGTGACTGAATCACACTATTCTCTGAGATAGGTCGATAGTTGAGCAATTTCTCCTGAACTAAATGTAACTTCATTTTCATGTCACGATAGTTTTTAGCTATATATTCCACCTTATCCATCTGTTCCTCCTACTTGTGCTTTAACAGCTTCAATCAGCCGTTCTTGTTGTGCATCTTTGTTTCCTAGTGCCTTGAGGATTTCCTCATCAATCGTTCCTTCAGTCACAATGTGTTGAATAACAACTGTCTCAGCCTCCTGGCCTTGACGCCAAAGTCGTGCATTGGTTTGTTGGTATAATTCCAAAGACCACGTTAATCCAAACCAGACCAAGTGGTGACCACCTTTTTGGAGGTTCAACCCATGACCTGCTCCAGCTGGATGAATTAAGCCAACTGGTACATTGCCCTTATTCCATTCACGAATATCTTCTTCTGTTTTCAACACCCGACTCGTTACCTTGAGTTTTTCTAAACGACCCGTAATCCGAGCCAAGTCATGTTTGAACCAATAGGCAACTAAGACAGGTTCTCCATTTGCGGATTCGAGGATATCTTCAAGGGCATCTAGTTTTTGTTCATGAAGTGGCACAACCGTATGATCATCAGAATATACAGCTCCATTGGATAACTGAACTAACTTGTTCGTTAGGCTTGCAGCATTTGCGGCAGTTACTTCTAATCCGTCTAACTCTGACAAGACATACTCTTTCTTAAACTGAATGTATTTTTCTTTTTCCTTTTCTGACATATGCACCAGTTTCTTAGTTGAAATTAATTCGGGCATATCCAGATAATCTAGGGCTTTCATAGAAATGGTAATATCACAAATCTTGTCTTGAATTTGACACTCCGCATAATCCATGGGGATGTATTCATAGACAATGTTTCCATTGCGACGACCTTCTTCAAAGTAGCGACTACGAAACTCACCGATGAAGCGACCAAGACGTTCTCCTCCGTCAATGACTTTAAACTCTGCGAACAAGTCCATCAGTCCATTCGAGCTTGGTGTTCCTGTTAGTCCAACCACTCGCTTCATGTAAGGTCGCATAGTCATGAAGGCTTTGAAACGCTTGGACTGCCATGACTTGAAAGAACTCAATTCATCAATTACAACCATGTCCCACTTGAAATACGGACTGCATTGTTCCACCAGCCAAGGTAGGTTTTCACGATTTACGATATAGATATCCGCATCTTTCTGAAGGGCTACTTTTCGTTGCTTGGGAGTACCAACTATTTTCGAATACCGTAAGTTACGCAACTCAGACCATTGCTCAATCTCGTCACTCCAGACAGTATTTGCGACTCGCAGTGGGGCAATAACCAAAACCTTAGTAACCTCAAATCGGTCAAACATCAGCTCATTTACTGCAGACAAGGTTGTAGCCGTCTTCCCCATCCCCATGTCTAGGATGACTGCTGCATAAGGGTGACCTATGATGAAGTCCTTAGCGACTACCTGATAGTTATGTAATGTCAATTTCATCTAACACTTCTCCAATCATCTCAATGCAGTCAATGACATAAACCTTAAAGCCTAACCGCTCGAACAGTTTATGTCTTGACACTTGTAACTTCCTTGGCTTCTGGTCGGGAGCCTTTACTTCCACCAAGCCAAACTTGCCCTTGGGTAAAAACACCAAACGATCTGGAACACCAGAAAAAGAGGGCGATACCCATTTAGGACAAATACCTCCTCGAGCTTTCACAGACTTCACCAAAGCTTGCTCAACGTACTTTTCTCTCATCGTTCTAAATCCTTTCGTCAAATTGAAGTGTGTAGGTCTAGTGCAGTCATTTCCAAAACTCCTCTTATAGGCTTTTTTTATAGTAATTTTTGCTTATAGGATAGTTTTAGAAAAGACCATAATAGACCTACACAAAATCAAAAAATGTCACTCATGCTGGTCGTTTTAATCATCTATCTGAAACCTCATTCAAAATAAGTTCCAACCTTTCAGTCAACGACTTACACACCTAAAATAATCAAATACCTCTATTGTGGAGATCTGTTGACTAAAAATGCTGGTCATTAATCTAAGAAATCATAACCATCCTCTACCAATTTCAAACCAAGAATGTGGTTCCCTTTACTTGTCCGTTTTCGTTTAAACCCTGCCTGCTCAAGTGCAGAATAAAAATCGGTTGTACTGCGTGTATACTCCATGTTTTTGGCGCAATAGGCGCGATACTGACTGTATAGTTCTCCTGATTTTTCTGACAACTGGTCGCCAACTTGACAACAGTCACCAAGGAAGTGTCCTAACCAATCATTTGCTTCACGATAGGCTTTGACGGAAGATGAAACGGCAGTTGGTACATTTGTTTTGAAGTTCGCTTTGATGGCTTTTTCTGCACCTTCGATAATCCAAGACATGATGGCTGGTGCTGCATTGTCATACAAATGGTCCGCAAAGTTTTTGATGTCAGAGCGACCAGTTATTTTGGCATTAAAGGGAATAACAACCAAACGTCGCCAAGTTCCATCATCGTTCGCCCCTACTTTAGGCAGATGGTTGGTGTAAAGAACTAGCGTGTGTGAGGGCACGAAGTGGAATGGATCCTTGTACTTCTTCTCTGCTTGAATCTCATCAGTTGAAGTAATCTGCTTCACAACGGCTGTATTGAGTCGCATACCCTCAGCCATCTCAGAAGCAATGACCAGTCGTTTCCCTTTAAGCTCAGCAAGCTCAGGACTGACATTTCGCTTGTTTGACATAGTTAAGGCATCCGCAGATAATTTACCTGAATAGCTACCTAGCACACGAGCAATGGTATTCCAAAAAGTAGACTTGCCGTTCGCTCCTCCTCCGTAGGCAATAATCATGTGTTCCTGATAGACCTTACCGATAGCTGCCATACCAATAATTTCTTGAACATAATCAATTAATTCTTGGTCATTACAGAAAAAGGTAGCTAAAGTTTCCTGCCATAATCCCATTCCCTGATCACTAGGGGAGACTGCGGTAATTTTTGTTATGTAATCTTCAGGATTGTGTTCTTGTTGCCCATTTATTCCCTTTCGTAAATCATAGGTAGCCTCTGGGGTATTGAGTAATAAGTCATCACTATCTAATTCTGACAATTCTACTGAAAGCATTGGTTTAGCTGTATTATAGACAGCCATCAAATTCTTATAGTCACGATGTTTCATAACAAATTTATGAAACTCTTTAGCTGCAAGATAAGCTTTTAAATATTTCAATTGAAGTGGAGTTTCGACTGCATTTTCTAGACGCTTTCCTCCAGCCTTTATGGTTAATTCATCAATACCTGAAGACTGAAGTTGCTTATCTGCAGATTCCAAGAGTGCATTCGCTTCAGCAAGTTGTTCATCGGTAAAGTGTACAACTGCACCTAGTGCCAACTGCTTATTCTCACGCCAGTGAGTTCCATCATAGTAAAGATAGTCCGTTGCATTGGTATAAGCGAGCCTGTTCGCATACTCTCTTGCAAGAACTCCCGCTTCACCGACATCGGAGTAGTCATCTGGTTTTAATGTTTCTCTATTGAAAGCATCGGGAGCCACATAACCTCTAGATGTTTTTATAGTTCTGTTGTAGAATCGCACAGCACTACCCCAGATGGTATCTAACTCTGTTTTATCTAGTGGCGGTACACATTTCTTAGCCTGCTCATCAAAGCCATCCCTAGCTTCTTGGGTCACGCCTAATCGTTTGAGAATTTTCGCAGCAAAAACTGACATCGTTGAATTACGACTTCCTTGGTGGATTGGTCCACTTGAAGGAGTATAGAAGTCTGAATCGAAATCTTCCTCGTCATCAATAGACACATCTTGAAACAAATCTTCATCTATAGTTAGCCATGAATCATGCCATATAACCTGTGCATTGGGATTTCCAAAGAAGAATCGTGCCGCATCCTTGGCATTATCATCAAAAAACTTATATTGATTACAGAGTTCTTCCTTCATGGCTACATAGATGTCTTTATCAGTTACCTCATTGATTTGGAAGTAAATATGATATTTTGGTCTTGGAGCTTTTCCTGCCTTTGCCTGCATATGACTTCGACTAGTTACCAAGGCAAAGTTGTAATCCGCAAAGATTTCTTTTAATCGCTCGACCGTCATCCATTCATCTGGATTCTCAGAGTGGTCATTATCAATATCCATGACCAAAACATCCGACTTGATGAAATTGGTATTTGAGCGTGTATTGTTTAAAAACTGCCCCGCCACATGATCATACTTAGAAACATTTTTTAACGAGACTTCATCTGTAACCGTTACTTGATTGGGATAAACCGTGGTTGTCTGAACCCCAGTCTGTCCAGAATAAGATAAGGTAAATTGCATTATGCACCCTCCAAATGTAATTAATGATATGTGGAGTTTTTTCCCCCCTACCTTATTAGGTAGAACTACGACTCATTTTTCCGCCCTTAATAACATTTTTTTCAAAAAAAATAATCTTCCTTTATATAGCTAGAGGAAGATTATTTTCTTTTATGCTAAAATAAATATTTTTTATAAAAAAGCGGAAAATTACATCCCAGTATTACCTATATAGGTGTAAGGGGTGAAAAACACCGATTCAAAAAATTTTTATTAAAAACCGGAATTTCTGTTCACATCTCTACCTAATAAGATAGGAGGTCACAAAATGACTAAAGAAATAACTGTGAATCACAATGATGAACTGGTCGATACTCTAACTGCCATAAGCGTCATCTCAAAGCAACTCGCTCGTAAGATAAAGGAGGAAGAAAACAATGAGCAAAATGAAAGAACTGAATAGACTAATTCATGATATGGAAGAAACCGCAAAGTACTACCTTCGATTGGTGGATGAGTTCAAAAAACTCCTATCTACTGATGATGAAACAGTTCCTGAACCAATATCACCAAAATCTGAACCACGAAGGGAAATTCAATTGGAAGATGTCCGTGCAGTCCTTGCGACCAAAGCTAAAGACGGATTTAAGAATGAGGTTCGTGCTCTTCTAAATGCTTACGGCGCTTCTTCACTATCAGCACTTGACCCTAAACACTTTGCGGCAGTCCTTGAAGAAGCTGGAGGGATTGGTAATGACTAACCACGCCATTCTATCTGCTTCTGCATCACATCGTTGGTTGAACTGCCCACCATCTGTTCGCCTTACAGAGGAACTACCTGAAACGACATCTGATTTTGCCCTTGAAGGTACGGATGCTCACGAGTTATGTGCTTATCTAGTCGAGAAAGCTTTAGGTAGGAATGCGCGTGATCCAACTGAGGATTTGGCATTTTACAACGATGACATGCAGAATTGCGCAGAAGAATACCGCAACTATGTCATGGAGCAAGTTGAGAAAGCCAGAGGCTACTCTCGTGACCCTACAGTTCTTATCGAACAACGACTGGACTTTTCTAAGTGGGTACCTGAAGGATTTGGAACTGGAGATTGCCTTATTGTGGCAGATGGACTTCTTCAGGTTATTGATTATAAGCACGGACTTGGTGTTCTAGTTGATGCAGACCATAACCCACAAATGATGTGTTATGCCCTAGGTGCTCTTGAGATGTTTGATGGGCTTTATGATTTCGATAAAGTCACCATGACCATCTTTCAACCACGAAAACATAACATATCTACCTTTGAGATAGAAAAGACTGAGTTGCTTGAATGGGCTGAAAATGAACTCGCTCCAAAAGCTGAACTTGCATTCAAAGGTGAGGGAGAAATGGAGTCTGGTAAACACTGCCAATTCTGCAAACTCAAGAATGTCTGTCGCAAACGCGCTGAGGATAATTTGGCACTAGCTAAGATGGAGTTTGCAAAGCCAGAAACACTAGATAACGAGGACATTGCAGAGATTTTGCCTAAACTAGATTTGTTGATTTCATGGGCAAATGACATCAAAGCATATGCTTTAAATCAAGCGACCGAAGGACATCACATCCCAGGATACAAACTGGTTGAAGGTCGCTCTGTTCGTAAATTTTCAGACGAAGCTGCCGTGAGTCAAGCTGTGATTGAAGCTGGCTTCGACCCTTACGAGAAGAAACTGCTCACTATCACTGCCATGACCAAACTCCTTGGTAAGAAAACCTTTAATGACCTGCTTGGTGGTCTTATCATAAAACCAAGTGGTAAACCAACACTCGTTCCAATTGACGATACCCGTCAAGAGATGAACCTAGCAAAAAATGAATTTAAAGAGGATTAACTAAATGACAACTAAAGTAATTACAGGACCAAACACTCGCTTCAGCTACTTAAATGCCAATGAGCCAAAGTCGATTAACGGTAGCATTCCCAAGTACAGTGCCTCACTCATCATCCCAAAAGAGGATACTGTCACCATTAACAAAATCAAGGCTGCTATTGAGCAAGCTTACAAAGAAGGTGAGTCAAAACTCAAAGGCAATGGCAAATCTGTACCTGCATTATCTACTCTGAAAACTCCCCTACGTGATGGTGACCTTGAACGCCCTGATGATGAAGCTTATCGCAATGCCTACTTCGTTAATGCCAACTCTCCACACAAACCTGGTGTGGTTGATAGCAATCGTCAAGAAATCATTGATACTTCAGAATTGTATTCAGGCATCTACGGACGTGCTTCTATTACCTTCTATGCTTTTAATTCAAATGGCAACAAAGGTATTGCTTGCGGTTTGAATAACTTGCAAAAATTGCGTGATGGTGAACCCCTCGGAGGACGCACTCGTGCTGAGGATGATTTTGCGACAGAAGACGATGATGACTTTTTGAACTAGAAAGAGAGAATTAGATTGATGACGTATACGATTTTAACTTGTACTATTATGGGACTCTGGGTGCTTATCGGACTATACTTCGGGTATATGACCATTAGAGATGACATTCGAAATGAAATGGAGCGCAAGGAAAAGCAAAATAAAGAAAAACTTAGCCAAACACCACTCAGTCGAAAAAACAAATAGAACATTAGGTGGCAGTACTTCTGTCACCTTTTTCAGAAAGGACGTACTATGCCAATTAAAGAAATCAGTATAGATATCGAAACCTATTGCGAAATTGACCTACGAAAATCTGGTGTCTATCGCTATGCGGAAGATGACAGTTTTGAACTCCTTTTGTTTGCGGTATCTGTCAATAATGGACCAGTGACTGTTTACGACTTAACTAAGGAGAAGTTACCACAAGATATTCTTGAAGCTTTAGTAGATGATAAAGTCATCAAATGGGCATTCAACGCTACATTTGAGCGAATTTGTCTATCCAACTGGCTCAAGAAATATCATCCTGATTTATTATTAGATAGATTTTTATCTCCAGTTTCATGGCGATGTAGCATGATTTGGTCAGCCTATCTAGGACTTCCCCTCTCCCTTGAAGGAGTTGGAACAGTTCTCAAACTCAAAGACCAAAAGATGAGAGAGGGTGCTGGCCTCATTCGCTACTTCTGCGTGCCTTGTAAGCCAACCAAAGTCAATGGGGGACGAATTCGTAACTTTCCTCATCACGCGCCTGACAAGTGGTCTACCTTTTTCAACTACAACAAACGTGATGTTGAGGTCGAATTGGCCATCAAGGAAAGGCTAAAAAACTTCCCAGTACCTGATTTTGTTTGGGATGAGTACCTCCAGGATCAGATTATCAACGACCGTGGTATTGGTATAGATTTTGACTTTGTAAAAGCCGCAATCAAAATTGATGCAGAGAGCAAAGTTAAAATCCAAGAGGAACTAAAAGCTTTAACAGGTCTTGAAAATCCTAACTCAGTCCTGCAGATGATTGGCTGGTTACGAGATCACGGAGTAAATACTGATTCGCTAGACAAAAAAGCTGTGAAAGAACTCCTCAAAACAGTCGATAATAAAACGGCAAAAGTCCTCAAACTTCGGCAGCAAGCAGCCAAATCCAGCGTCTCCAAATACCAAGCAATGATGAACTGTGTTTGTAAGAACGGTCGAGCAAGAGGAATGTTTCAATTCTATGGGGCAAACCGAACTGGTCGATGGGCTGGTCGCTTGGTGCAACTTCAGAACTTACCACAGAACCACCTTCCTGACCTAGAGGAAGCTAGAGAACTTTTCAGAACCGGTGACTTAGAAGCTACTGAGCTACTCTACGACACACAAGATACCTTATCTCAACTTATCCGAACAGCCTTTGTCCCTAGCAAAGAAAAGAAATTCATTGTTTGCGACTTTTCAGCAATCGAAGCTCGTGTACTCTCCCACATGGCAGGGGAGAGATGGCGTAGTAAGGTATTTGAAGAAGGGAAAGACATCTACTGCATGTCCGCTTCTCAGATGTTTGGAGTACCAGTTGAAAAACATGGACAAAATTCTGAATTGAGACAAAAAGGGAAAATTGCGGAGCTTGCTTGTGGATATGGTGGTTCAGTCGGTGCATTGAAAGCCATGGGAGCACTTGATATGGGACTAACTGAGGAAGAACTCCAACCACTAGTAAACTCATGGCGACTAGCTAATCCGAATATCGTTCTCCTATGGTGGGATGTCGATAATGCTGTAAAGACTGCTGTAAAGGAACTAATTCCAACATCTACTCACGGTATTCAATTTGAAGTAAAAAGCGGCATTCTATTCATTACACTCCCATCTGGTCGTAAACTATCATATATCAAGCCAAGAATTGGCGATAACCAATTCGGAGGGGAATCTGTCACCTACGAAGGGACTGGAACTGCCAAACGTTGGGAGAGGTTAGAAAGTTATGGTCCAAAATTTGTGGAGAACATTGTCCAAGCTATCAGTAGAGACATTCTTGCATTTGCTCTGAAACAACTAAATGAGTTTAAGATTGTAGGCCATGTACATGATGAAGTAATAATCGAATGTCCAAGGGAACAAAAACTTGATGAGATTTCATCGTTGATGAGAATTGCGCCAGACTGGATGTCTGATATTAACCTTCGTGCTGACGGATACGAATGCTTATTCTATCAAAAAGATTAGCAAAAAATCGCCACCTCAGAAATTGAGATGGCGATTTTCAATTATTGATTTAGTTCATTATATACCTCCTTTGCGAGTGCATGGGCTTTCTTGATTGCATCATACCCTTGGGTCTTTTTCAGACCAAGTTTTTCAATGATTTCCTGTTTGCTAATTGTGACATCTTGGTAGATTAGCTTTAGGATTTTACCGTACTTTTCATTACGTTGATAAACAACATCAATCAATTCTTCAAGTGTTTCAATAAGCATCAGTTTCTCCTCGTGAGATGGGATTCCAGTTGGATCGTATCCAAATTTCTCATCATTATCCATATTCTGTAACATCTCATCTAAAGATAAATCATCATGCTTACCTTTAGAATGACGGCTCAAGTATTCATTGGTATCCATGTTAAAGACACGAAGGACATTCGCAAACTCTTCTCGCTCAACAGGTACAAATCCAACAAGAATTCGCTTTCCATAGATATTAAATGTTTTGAGATTATCTCGATTTACATCCTCGTTAACTAGCATCGTTTTATCTCTAAAAACGAAAGGAGCTAATACTTGTGTATCTGTAGGTTCTACACCATTATAAGACTTTTCACTTTGATAGCGATCTGGAGTATATTTTGAGTTTCGATTTTGTTCATTATTTGACATGTGTTGTCTCCTTTTCCTTCGTACACAAAGGAATTGGACATGCCAAAAGAACTATTAAATTTTGTTTCTGACCACATCAGCAGTTCCTTTGCTAAATCATGGTCAGCTGGCTTTATAGCTGAACTGCTATTTCTTAAAGACACAGTTAAAGCCTATAACGTAGGATAATTTCCCCATTACAAAGTATCTTTAAGAAGTCAATAAAATGTAGGATTAATCTTTACAACATAAGTATAGATCTTTGCAACCCTAAAAAACAGGTAGTCTAGACTTCCGTATCTAAACCCTATTGGCTATAATGTTCTTGATAAGAAAAAGCCTTGAAATAATCAATTAATGAGCAAAAAGCGGAAATTCAATTTCCGCTTTTTGGATTAAAAAAAAAAAGACCATCAAAAATTTGATAGTCTATAGTGTCTTCATTTGTGCTGCTTGTAATATCGTATTTATTTCAGCTAATGGTTTGTAATAACTTGTCGTTAGTAACAGTTTATAAACTTGATGCTGGTGAATTTTAGTTAATTTGTGTCCCGCCTTTTCAAGCATATCTTCGCTTATAGGAGGCATAAGTTTTAAAGCAAAACAAAATGCCAATGCTAACTCAAGCTTAGGTAGATTATCTTCTTTGGTTTCATAACTTCTGAGAGTTTTTTCCGTAATACCAACAATATTCGCTAATAATGGTTGAGAGCATTTTTTCCTCTTTCTGTGACTACGTAATGTCCCAGAGAATTCAAAAGGTAATTCCTTTAATAAATCAGAAATATTTTTTGAAAGTTTCACCATTTCTAAAGGTGGTAACTGATCCATTAAACTCGGATTCTGTAAAATCTCCACAAAGTCAGCTTTTATTTCGCTCTCTCTTGTTACCCCACGATTCAATACATAATCATAATAGTCTTCGTCAGATATGGTAGTATATTTCTTCGACTTTACCTTGAAAAGGAGACAACATTCATCCATATGTTCATAAGCATAATCAGTCATCACTGGTCCATCTTTTGTCATGGATATATATTTTTTATCTTTTAAACAAAGATGGTTATCAATGTAAAGAAACTTATTTCCATCAATGATTTGTCTGAATGACTCATTAAAACAATATTCAAAGCATAAATCATTCGAAGTGATTGTATAGCTACTTCCATTATCAAAAGCTTCAAGCTCAAAAGCGAAATTGTGCATATACCTATCATCTAAGTAATTGTAAACACCGTTTGCTTCTTTGAAGCCCAAGTCAATCATTCGAATTTTTGCTGCCTGCTTGGATACATTAAAGAATTCAGCAAGTTCATCAACCACTTCACGTACAAGTTCAGAGCGACTGATGTCAGGATTTACTAAGGTTAAAGTTTGAAATAACTCTCTAATCTTAATTTTCGTTTGAACTTTTGGCATAAGGATTCGAGGAGCAATCCCATTAGCATGCCACTCCATCCAATCAAGTGGAGACCACATGCTAGAATCTGCCTGATTTTCCTCTGTCCAACTACTAGATACTGAGTATCTATTATCAAGTATCATTCTTACTTCGTGAAATACTTTATGTAATTCCCAATGCACGCACTCATGAATGACAGTATTATTGAAAGATCCAACATTTCTCTTATAGACAACATCTTTATCTACCAATATACTTCCTTTGCTAAAATGCTTCGAGACAAGTTGGTCATTTTCTATCACCTCTACTTTAGTATCTTTAAAAACCATTTTACCAAAAACTGAATCGTCAAATGTTAACTTCTCTCGATGTATCGAAAGTCCCATCTCAGCGACAATTAACTCTACCGGTATAGGAGTTGGCTGCCTAAGTGCTACAGGATAATATTTTTTTAGAAATGATTCTGCAATGTTATCAAATTCTTTCTTAGGGATGTACGGAACCCAATCCCTACTAAGCATCAAATTTTTAGTTTTTTTATATTGGTCAGATTTGAACTCTGCATTGTAAATATTAAAAACTTTAATACCTGAATCAAGCTCCATATCTACATAGACTGAAACGTACTTCGATTTCGTATCTAGTTCCATTTCACCTTTGATGTACTGACGAACAATAACATCCGCAATCACAATAATTTCAAGTTTCAGTTTAGAATTATCAACTACTTCATAGTAAATCTTATATAGTTCGAAATCATCAAACTCAATATATCCATTAGGTTCGGGCACCATGTAAGTAGATAAATCAGTATTATCTTTATTATTGAAAATGAATCCTCTAACAGTTTTTATGATTAACTCATGGTAAGTATCAAAAATATATTTATCGAACAATGAATCACCTTTAAGTAAGTGTATTTTTTAATAAGATTATAACACATTTTGTAAAGGCTTACGATTTTTGATATAATTATTTTATAAATTAGGAGGTAATGCCATGTCTAAAAGATCTGATGAATTTGAAAATAATATTGTGGAATTTGTAAAACAGAATATTAACCAACCTTTGCCAAGTCAATTACCCAAATGGATGATTGACGAAGGTATTGTACCAGGAGCTATAATTCAAGATGTAAAAGGTATAGGTAGCAAAGACAGTAAAAATAAAACAGATGTGATTATTCATTTATCAGAAGGGGCTCCAATAAAAATTTCTGCAAAGTTATTAAATGCTGACTACTTTGGAAATTGGTATGGGCATAAAAGGTTTATAGATGAATTTGGCTGCAAAGCATTTCAAAGGATGACTACTGCTGCTACTTGTTGGGCTAATAAATGGAGTGAAAGTACAAATGCACCTTTTGTAGGCGTTAGTATTTGTTTCGGTAAGAGAGCTGGAAAAACTTTTGATAATTTTACCGATATATTTAACATTGAGGATATTCTAACTGTAGCAAAAGGATACGGAGAAAGTGATTCTGTTGCTAACTGTATGTATATTGCTGATACTCCTGCTAATACACTTTCCGAACTTATTCAAAGTTTAGATGAAATTAGTATTGAGAACATAAATAAAGTAACTGAGGAATTTAAAGTTGCCTACAGACCTATCAACCCTATAACAGAAAAATCAAATAGGGGTAAGAATGTTTATTCTAAATTTAAACCATATAAGCGTTTAGATGAGCTTACGACGATTTCTAGTGCCAAACAACTATTTGAACTCGGAGAGTTTGTTACCGTTGAACCTACTAAAATCAATCACAATCATATTTTAGATGAATTAGAGAGAGACTATAATATCAAAATTCCACGTAAAGAATCATAACACAGTGGAAATTATTAAAATTAGAGTGTTTAAAGTCTAATTGTTAAAAACAATGATTCTAAATACTTATTTATTCTCTTTTCTATAATAATCCTAAACAAAAAAATATGATAATATCAATTTCTGAAAATACTAATCATACCAAAATATAATAAAAATTCTTTATTAGCTATTGTTTCGATTTATGTAAAGAAATATGGTAAAATGATTATTACAGAATTTAATAGAGAGTGCGAGAAAATCATAGATTATGTTAAGTACAAGCATAGAACCACATCAAAATTTTGAAAGTAATATCAAGACATCCGAATCCACTGAACGTTCTCGTGGTAAGTTTAAACCTGCAAAAGACTTATCACTAGATGAGATTCAGTCAGTGTTGCTTAACAAAATAAAAGAAGAAACATCAAAAATCATTGAAGATGAGTTGGATGAAGAATTAATTAAAGAATGTAATAATTTCCAACCTAAAAATAAAATTAATGTTGTAAGTTTATTTTCAGGTGCTGGTGGATTAGACTTAGGTACAGAATTAGCCGGTCTGGTTACTTCAATCGGATATGATAAAGCTTTTGATGCGTTTCGCTCAAAAGAAATCTATGAAAATGAAAGAAAAAAATCAATTTTTAATACCGTATATACAAATGATATGTTTGTAGAAGCTAATAAAACTTACAAAAAAAACTTTAATCATAAAATTCTTCAGCATCAAAAAGACATACGAAAAGTAGCACACTTTCCTAATAATCAACTAATGATTGGAGGCTTTCCCTGTCCAGGTTTTAGCGAAGCAGGACCAAGGCTAATTGATGATGAACGTAATTTTCTTTACTTACATTTTATTCGCGCACTGATACAAACACAACCAGAATTCTTTGTAGCAGAAAATGTCAAAGGAATGATGACACTTGGAAAAGGTGAAGTTCTTAAACAAATTATTGAAGATTTTTCAAGTGCTGGTTATGAAGTTACTGCCCATCTAGTCAATGCGAGGGACTATGGTGTACCTCAATCTCGAGAACGTGTATTTTTAATTGGAGTCCACAAAGAAAAAATAGTGAAAAAATTTAACTATTCCTACTCCCTTCCACAACCTACTCATGGCAACCCCAACGAAATAAGCCTTTTTGCTGAAAGAAAGCCTTGGGTTACATTAAAAGAAGCTATCGGTGATTTAGAAAATAACCCTGGCCCATATTTTAAAGGTTCTTATAGTACTATCTACATGAGTCGAAATAGAAAAAAAAATTGGGATGAACAAAGTTTCACTATACAAGCCAGTGGACGTCAGGCACCTCAACATCCTGGAGGTGAACCAATGGAAAAAATAGGACATAATAAATGGATATTTAAAGGAGAAAATAGACGTCTTTCTGTAAAAGAAATTCAGAGAATACAAACATTCCCAGATTGGTATGATTTCAGTTTAGGTTCACCAATTGGAAAAAACGGTAAGCCTATTTCAGAAAATGCACTTCTTGATAAAGCATATAAGCAAATTGGAAATGCTGTCCCAGTCTTGCTAGCAAGGGCAATTATACAACCAATTTCTGATTTCTTAGCTTCTATCCATACAAACATAGAATAGCCCTACTCGTGTATGGCTATTTTATATTGCAATTTGTAGTATTTTTGTTATAATTTTGTTAAGTTATAATTTAACAAGAGGATTTTATGTTTTCAAAAGAACGTCTAAAGAATCGAAGAAATGAAAAAAAGTTATCACAATCCGAAATTGCTTCGAAAATTGGAATCAACAGAACTGCCTTTCATAATTGGGAATCTGGTAAATCTATCCCTAACCAAAAAAACCTAACAGCTCTCGCCAAAATCCTAGATGTCCCAGTCACTTATTTTGAATCTGAATACAATATCGTCAATAACTATCTTCAGTTAACTCCTAAAAATCAGGTAAGGGCAGAGGAATATGTTGAGGAGCTTCTTCTTTCACAACAAACCTCTAACGTAACTCCCCTCTTCTCAGTACAAGTGCTAGCAGATGTTCAACTCTCAGCTGGTCTTGGAGAAGGATTCTTTGACGAGTTTGAAACTGAGACAGTCTACTCTGATGAGGAACAATACGGCTACGATTTTGCCGCATGGATCGAGGGAGACTCTATGGAGCCTATCTATAAGAGCGGTGAAGTCGCACTAATTCGTTCAAATGGATTTGACTATGATGGAGCTGTCTATGCACTAACTTGGAATGACTCTGTCTATATCAAAAAGCTCTATCGTGATGAGGATGGATTTAGAATGGTTTCCCTGAATAAGGACTATCCTGAGAAGTTCATCCCTTATGAGGATGAACCAAGAATTGTCGGTCTAGTTGTAGGGCACTTTATGCCTATCGAGGGAGCGTAGTCATGAAATTAAAAGATATTTTAGAACTTGGAACATATGGTTTCAACCCTGATTGTAAAGTTGAAATATTCAATATGGACAACTTTGAAGAACGACTAGAAAATGAAGGATTCGATGAAATTCTTATTCCTCAAAATGAGAATGCTAAAATCTATCCTTACGCTTTTTTGATTGAAGATTCTATTTTAATTGCTATGACCGAGGAGGATGACAATACCAATGAACGTTAAAGAAATGATTTACATCAAAGACGAACGTATTATCTTCACCCCTGACAAATTTGAATACGACATCACTGACTACATCGGAGAACTTATCGAAGAGCTAGAAAAACTTAAAAGGAGATAACACTATGGGCTATATCTATCACGACACCATTCTTAATACAACAAACTTTTTAGAGTGAATACAATTTAACATATATAATAAGAAAAGTTTTGTAAGTGAATAGGATTTAAAGGCACAAAAATAAGAGCCTTTCGGCTCCTATTATCTTTACCCTATAAATTGACTATCTAAGTTTTGTCAACACTAAATTTATATTAATATTATACCACGACTAAAAACACGAAAATATGCGTTTTTTTAATTTTTTTCGTGTAATGTAATTATATATATGTTAAAATTAATTTGTTAATTTATTTTGAATGTTGTATTATTTTTGCACATTGTATATAACATTCTTAATATTTTTGTAGAGCAAGCAGTTAGGTTTTCATAATAATGTTTACCTTCTGCTTTTTTTGTTAAATAATAATCATATACGGGGTGTCCAGGACATTGATGCCCTAATTATTTTTGGTCGTTAAACTATTAATTACTAATGTATTAAAATTATTTTCTTTAAAATATCTTTCTACTGGCAAATGATATATTCCTGTTGATTCCATGAAAATAGTTAAATCTTCTAAATTAAAACTTTCAATTTTATCTTTTAATTCATTAAAATCACGAAAATTATGTTTTATCTCTTTAGGTTCAATCAATACTTCTCCATATTCAGTAGATAACATTATCATACTTTTTCCTTTAGCTACATCAACACTTAATACTGATTTCATTATTTACTCCTTTCTGAATTTAAGTCTCTTGTTTCCACCATTATTTCATCAAGCTTGTTATATAGATTCTACGACCTCACTATCTTAAACTAAATTAATAATAGAAATAAAAGCTGAACTGTCAATTTGTTAGATTCTATGACCTCTGTAATTTGCCGTTCTCACTTAAACTCTTGGTAAATAATTTAACATAAAAAAATAAGATATAAATATTAAATTATTTACATCTTAAAGTATACTTGTAATTTGTTGCCCTCTTTATAATTTTGATATCCAATTATTTTATCATCAAATGTTAGAAATGTTTTATCTTTGATATTTTTCTTTTTGTCTTATAACATAATTACTAATATTTTTATCATAATCTGGATATAAATAATTTAAACATTGTGCCACTTCTTTTGATACCATTCTAAAAATTCCCATACATAATTCTAAAGATTTCCACATTTCTGTATATGACCCCATATTATATGTAGCAAGAATTTTCTTCCATAATTCAGGTGAAATATATCGTTCTAAAAATTTATAGTTTTTTCCTAGACTAAAACTATAACCTTGCTCTATTCCAACCTTCCATGAAATCATTCGCAGTAATTCCATACGCACAATATTATTTAAATGGTCGATTGCAAATAAAATTTCCTTTCGACATAATCCTTTCACTACATATGTTACAGTATTCCAAAATTCATTACAGCAATCATCAAAAGAACGTGCTGTCGGATGTTCTATATAATAATCTTCATCTGTAGGTACTGGTATATTAGTAACACGATTATCCTTATCTAATAATAATTTTACTAATTTATCCCAAGTAAAATATTCATCTAAAACTTCTAATGGCAATAATGTCAAATCTATTTTAACTCCGTCCCAAAATAACATAAGATATGAATACCCTTTTTCTTCTTTTGGAAACAATTCCATATCCTCGGGTTTTTGCATAATAAGTCTCTCTCCAAAAACATTAAGCCACTCATCACTATTAATAAAACTCTGCATGTCTGTGACAAAAAAAGTAATATCATAATCTTGAAAATCATCTGGTATAATATTAATATTTGTTCTTGAACCTTCTAAAGTAACCACCCTAATTCTATCATCTGCTTTAGCAAAATTAAGTATAGTATCATATATTTGTTTCTCTGTTCTCATTTTCAT